AGTATTTCAATGATCTCTTGAATATATTTTTGAACCGGATTATGCCGATTCTATGTTTAATTTTAATTTATCGGTAAAAATTTACCGAAGTATTGATTTAATAAACATAAATATCTATATAGCATTAGGAATAGAGGGTAATTTCCCTTTTATTCACTATTTTCTTTGATGAATATCCAAGTTTCTTTAGGAAGCCAGCCTTGTCTGTTATTACCTATTTCCGTGATGAAAAACCTTAAGTGCGGAATTTTATTTATTATTATATCAGCAATATATTGAGCATTTTTATTGCTTGATATAAAGAAAGAGAAATCCATATTCTTTTTGAAATCACCGATTGTTGTGAATATTTCTTTTAATAGACTGTCAAGGTCATCATTGGTAATTTCATAATGATTATTATATGAAAATATATATGTTTTCATATTAATTTTTATATAATAAGTTTTTACAATATATTATTTTGGAAATCAAGTCAAAGCGCTTATTACTTCGCTGAATAAGCATATCTATTGCTCTGTCTACTAATTGTTGTAAGTTGTTGTCAATTTTGTTTTTTCTTATATCTTTTATTTCTGAAATGGAGTTTGATAGTTGATCAAGGGCATCTGAAGCTTCATTAAAAGCTTTGTCGCCATCACCTTCGGAAGATAAAATAAGTCCTATTATTAGATGAAAAATATTATTCATTTTATCTGTAATACTTGAAAGAAGTTTATCTTCTATATCATCATTTTCTTCTTTCCCATCTTGATTAACAAAACTTATGTATCTTAATATTTTACTATTATTGTGGTTTAAAAGTCGCAATTTTTCGACATTAATATCCATTAATAGTATAGAAATCTTCAGTACGTAATTTAGTGTATTATTTGAACACATAATTATATTATTTGGTTTCTTTGTCAAAATTAGGGTTAATCAAGTGTACTAATTTCATAATTAAGCTTTGATTTTCATCAGCAGCTTTATTTATTTTTTTTATAGTTTCTTCTGTTGTCTTATTAAACTCTGCTGTCTTGTTATTAACTTCTTCCTGAAATGAAGAACTAAGTTGGCTTATTTTTTTATTGATTTCAGATAAACTTCTTGCAGTACTATCCTTTACCTTTGTTAATTCTTCATTTGTTTGTGCATTCAATTCTTTTACTTTTTTATTATATAATTCCTCAATTTGGTGGGATGTGTCTTTGGCCTTTGAAGATATATCACCGATTTGGTTTAAATATTCTCTACCTTGTTTCTGCATTTCGTCAACCTTGAAGATAGAGTATATTGAGAAAATCAAGAAAACAATGGTTAGAAGTCCAGCCCACAGCGAAAGCAATGAAAAATCATTTTGTATTTTATTATACTGTATTTCTAGCATTGCTGTTATGGCATTATTTCTTTCAGTTATCTTGTAAATAATGCTTTCATGTATAAGTTTAATAGAATCGTTCTCATTTGATAAAGATTTTAAATAGCATTCGGTCTCTTTGCAGAACTCAGAGTGAGTTTTTATTATTTCATTTTGACTATTATTATAACTATTACTAAAAAGGCAAAATAAAATGATGGTGATAATAGTACAAGTAATTATTGAAATAAGAAATTTTTTTTTGTAAAATTTGGTATTTGATTTATCTATGAAATGTGCGCAATTCTTTTCATTGCATTCATTGTTTGTCCCCATGGTTCGTTTTGTATTTAGTTTATGCAATTTTATTTTTTTCAATTATAAGTTCTGCCTCAAGTTCTTTTATTCTTGCTTGTAGGTTCTTGATTGTGTCCTGCTGGAAGGCTATTGTATCAATCAGCTTGCTCATTCTGTCGCTTTCTTTGTCAGTTGGCTGTTCAGATGTCAGTAGCATTTCTCCTTTGCCTCTCATTAGCCATTCAGCGGAAACATCAGCATAAGTTAAAAGAATACCTAATATTGTTTGTATGCTTACTTCATTCTGTCCATTTAATTGTCTGCTAAAAGTGTTTTGTCTTAATCCACATTTTATAGCAAATGCTCTGTCAGATAATCCAGTATGGGCTATCAATTCTTTTATTCGACTAATCATAGTTTACTTAGTTAAATGTTAAATTATCCATATTTGGATAACAAAATAAGCCTTTTCTTTCCTTTTAATCCAAAAATGGATTATATTTGCATCATCAATCAATCAACAAACAAATATATATAAAAAATATCACTAATCAAATATGAACGCGAAAGAAAGATACTATGAAAATGAGATTATTAGCATTACATCCGACATAGAAATGGCGGAAAATATGACAGAAAAGGAAATGCAGGAATACTTCAATACGGATGACTCCAAAGAGGATTTTATTGCTTTCCTGATGCAGGAAAAACAAGATGCAGAGAAACATCTTATGGATGAAGGAGAAAATGAATGGCAGACAGTTGATGCCGGATTCTCCAGTGAGGATGATTACCTGAGATACAAGTTTGGATAATTAATCACTAAATAAAAGTCAAAAAAATATGATTCAAGTTGTTTCACCAAAATTCGATATCAACCAGAAGGTCTGGATGATTTCTGATGGCAAAGCCGTTGAAAGGAAGATTAAGGATATTACAATCTTCATCAAGGGAGAAAATAAACAGCGTAATATGTATTGCCTCATTGATGCTAATGATGACGTTAAGGAGGATTCATATGGGTATAACCTCTTTAATGAAGAAATATTGTTCCCCTCCAAGGAAGATCTGCAAAAGTATGTCTTCGGTTAATTTGGCAATTTATCCCGGTGTGGCTTGACCGCCTATCCGGGAACACAGAGAAGAGTTCCTTGACATACTTAGGCTTCTGGCGGGTGAGAAATCATCCAGTTACTATGGATAATAGGCAGCCAGTTGAGTACATAGAATTATAGACAATTCGGTCCACTATGTGGATTTTATGATAGGATAGCCGGAATAGTTCAATGGTAGAACGGTGCATGATACAAACATATCTAAGGGCAATACGATGTACAAGTCGTGGTTCGAATCCACGTTCCGGCACAGTTAAATTTTACTACGATGAAAGCAATTATCGAAAAGGAGTATATCGTTGACAAAATGGTTGGTGATATCAAATGTGGAAACAAGGTTTTGACTGATTGTATTGGTATAGATAGAACAATCCTTAAGATAAGATTTCTATCTATCCCAATTTATAGTAAGGTACAGACATTTAACGAGCATCGAGCATCGCCAATACAGACTCGAACTTCAGGTTAGTGATGATTGGCTCTTTTTCTTCTTTAAGATGAAAAGCTGTTTGACCTCTTAAATCTTCAATGCAGATAATTGCATCAGTGTTGATGCACCAAGATTTTCCTTTGGTGTCTGATACGACAATAAAATTTTTCATGATTCTTAATTTTTAGTTTGCAATACAAAATTAAGAAATCCCTCCGAAAAGCGTGCAGCAGCGGATGGAATCTGCCGGAGGGAGCATCTTAAAATCATACAATTATGAATATCATGTCATTTATAATCTCCTGCATGGTAACTCTTGGAGTTTCAGGACTCTTTTGGGGAGCCTTTACTTGCAGTTCTGTGAATTGGGCTTGGGCTATAGCCTGCTTTGCCGCCCTTGTATTGTGTGTTTGTTCTAACGTCATAACATGGAAGGAAATATGGAAAAAAAACCGATAGTTGAAACGCTCAGGAATATGCCTGTTTCCGGACAGGAAAGATTTCCTCTGTCTCAGAAAAGGTCTGTGGAGAATACGATGTATAACAGACTCGCAGAAGAAAGGGTTAAGGGCTTTCGATGGAGCATCAAGACCGATATGCAGTCTGGCGTTATAGTTGTAACTCGAGTTAGTTAATATGGTGTATACTCTTAATGGCAGACTTATGATAGTGGTCAGTTCAGATGTGTTGCTCGAGAATATATTACTGGCGATGGAAGAAATTCCGCTAAGCAAGACTCAGGCAGCCCGTATTGTAGGTAGTGAAAGGAAACTTGAAACACTTGTTGATCGTGGAGATATTCGTGCCGATAAACCTACTGCACGGCAGAACGGTAAATGGTTCTGCAACGGTGGTGATGTATTGAGGCATTGTGCTAACCATAGGAGGAAGAGAAAGAAAAAGTGATATACTTTTTTGTGTGTTCATACTTTTAATTGGATTCCATGAAGATAGCCTTCCGTGTCCGAGAGAGGACATGTCCGGGTGAGCTTACCGGAATGGGAACTATAGCCTGTGAAGGTTAGGTTTACTTAGTTAGTTGATTAGTGATGCTATGCAGATCACTTGTGAAAGTCGTCTGCATTTTACTGGGTGTTTAGTTCAGGGGAAGAACATCCTGCATTGCAGGAAGGTCACGGGTTCGAGTCCCGTAGCATCCGCTGTGTTTCTTGTGTGAAAAGTGTGTAATGTACCTGACCTCTTGTGAAAGCCGTCAGGTTGCTTTCAAATTGGTATCGTGGTGGAACTGGTAGACGCACGACGAGTACTTGAGCTTTACCCAGCCGGAAGGGTTACTCAAAGCAGAAAGCTCATGCAGGTTCGAATCCTGCCGATACCACAATTTATTGTAAACTCAATAATTATGGAAATGGAAATTAATATTTCGCTTACATGCGAAAATTTTCTCGATACGGAGTTTTCTCTATCAATTAAAGGGATGAAGATGTCTAATCGGGAAGCATTAAGGATACTTCCCGAAAAAATAGAACAATCATTAATTGACTGTATCGAATTACAATATGGTAAAAAACGTGCTGAACTGGTAAAGGAAGCCTTTAGTCAACATAAGTGTCAAGATAGTGAATGAAGAAGTCAATCTTAGATATAATGGTTTCAAACTTCTTTGAAGTAAAATCTATGCCAATGTATTCGGTACTATTAATGAAGCTTAAATCTACTAACGACTGAATCTCTTTATTAAATGGCAGATTCTTATCAAAAGAATATACTAAATGAATAAATTCACGGATGGCTTCATGAATCCCCGGATATTGATTAAATGGATCGTTACAGTCAAATACTTCACCTTTATTCTGAATTTCCAACACTTCGTTTTTAATTGCTTCGGCTTTTTCCTTATAAAATGTTTTATCTCTCATACGATTAAAATTTAAAATTAAGCAAAAGCAAAAGTAATAATTCGAGGGGGCATATCCAACATCAAATATTGAAGTTTAAAATTAGGCACTTTATACTTTCCATGATATGTCCCCTTTCTTTTAATTGTGGTAAATGTTAAGGCGTTAAAATGGCGAAGTTTCGGATTGCAAAACTTGACAATCTGATTTAACTTTACTGATGTAATGAATTAAAAGTCAAACTATTAATATTGAAAATATGGCTGAAAGAAAAGCTAAGACAGAAGCTCCTGTAGAAGAAAATCAGGAATCTAAAAAAGAGGAAGTGCAGCAGACACTTTTCGAACGAGTCGTTAACATTAGAACCCTGAAGGCAAACGAGATTGAATGCCGCATCGGTACTATCAACGAGAAAGGATGTACATTATTACTGTACAAGGATGCCCGAGTAGACATGAGGCTGCTTGATGAAGTTTTCGGTCCAATGAACTGGAAGAGAGATCACGAGGTTGTGAACGGGAATCTGTTCTGCACCATATCCATCTACGATGAGCGGAAAAAGGAATGGGTGAGCAAACAGGATGTCGGAACAGAATCCAATACCGAAAAGGAAAAGGGGCAGGCTTCGGATGCTTTCAAGCGTGCCGGATTCAACTGGGGGATTGGTCGCGAACTTTATTCTGCCCCTTTCATCTGGGTTAAACTTGAATCCAATGAGATATTCAAAAGTCAATCAGGAAAGTGTTCTACATACACCAAGTTCTCTGTAAGTGAGATTGAATATGATGAGAACAGAGAGGTGAGCAAGTGTATCATTGTAGACAACAACGGTGTGATAAGATACCAGTTCCATAAGGAGCAGCAAAAGTCAAAGTCGGAACAGCCTCAGCAAAATTCAAGTGTCTTTTCTGGGAAACAGCTTCAGGAAGCTATTAATGAAGTCCGCGCATGTAGAAGTCGAGCTGAAGTCAATGCTGTATGGAAAAAACATGCTGCCATGCAGAATAACCTTGAGTTTAAGAATGAGATTCAAATGATTTGTAAAAAGTTTCCAAAATGATAGAATTGGTTAAGTCAAGTGTGGTTTTCAATGAAGAGAGCCACACTTATTTCCTGGGAGAAAAGCAACTGTCGGGAATAACTGGAATGATTAAAAGACAATTATTTCCGGATAAGTATAAGGAAGTACCTCAGTATATACTTGAACGTGCAGCAGAGAGAGGTACAAAGGTTCATCATGAATGCCAGTTTGCTGACGTAACAGGATTCGAGCCTGAATGTCAGGAGGCAATAAATTACCTTATGATACGGATTGGTGCTGGTTATACAGCGCTGGAAAATGAATATACCGTATCTGATGAAGAGCATTTTGCATCCAATATTGACTGCGTTTGGGAAAAGGATGGTAAGATAGCTCTTGCTGACATCAAAACGACATATAAGGCAGATATAGATTATCTCGAGTGGCAGTTGTCTATCTATGCTTATCTTTTCGAATTACAGAATCCCGACCTTGAAGTTGATTGCCTCTATGGAGTATGGCTGTACAACGAGAAGTATGAGCTTATCCCTCTGAAAAGAAAATCTGACGATGAGGTGAAGAAGCTCATGCAGTGTGAGGTTGAGGGTATAAGTTACCTTGAGACCGAAACCGCAATTGAACACAAGAAAGATGAAGTACAGCTATTGCCAAAGGATGTAATTAACAAATATCTTGAAGCTGTAGCGGAAGTTGAGAGAATACAGCCGTTCATTGATGGTTTCAAAGATTCGTTGAAACGTGCAATGGTTAAACACGATGTCAAGTCGTGGGACACAGGGATATTGAAGGCTACCATAACACCAGCCGGAATAAAGAAGTCGTTCGACACTAAGAGGTTTCAATCGGATCATCCTGAATTGTATAAACAATACATCAAGGAAACCGAAACAGCAGCATCTATAAGAATTACATTAAGAAAGGAGGAATAAATGCTTAACAAAGTACAACTAATCGGAAATCTCGGAAAAGATCCGGAGGTGAGAACACTCGATGGCGGCTCCAAGGTCTGCCAGTTCACACTGGCAACGACGGAAAAGGGGTATACATTGCAGAATGGTACTCAGGTTCCAGACAGGACTGAATGGCATAACATAGTCATGTGGAAAGGTCTTGCGGAAGTTGCTGAAAAATATCTGCATAAGGGTGACAAGATTTACGTTGAGGGAAAAATCAGAACACGTAGTTACGAGGACAATAACAAGGTAAAGCGATATCTGACTGAGATTTTTGCTGATAATATGGAAATGCTCGTGGTAAAACAGCAACAGCCTCAACAGCCTGCACCACAAACTTATCAGCAGTATCAGCAGTACAACCAGCCGCAGCAGTTCCCTCCAACTTCAGGTGCTGATGATTTACCTTTCCCACCACCATATAGATAATCATGGAGGCTACAATTATAAAGAAAGACGGGAAGGCTACCATGGACAAGGATTTCAACTTCATGTTGAGCCTTCTCCGTAATGGTGAGTACACTCTAACCATCAAGAGAAAGACCAAGCCCAGAACACTCGATCAGAACGCACTGATGTGGATGTGGTTCAGGTGTGTGGGATGTGCCTTGCGTGAGTTCACCGGTGAAGCATATTGGAGTACAAAGGAAGGAGTGGAAACAATACATGACCTGTACTGCAAGAAGTTCCTGACAAAAATGGTCATAACGCCGAAAGGTGAGAGAACGGAACTTGCAAGAGGTACTAAGGGGTTGAGTACAATGGAAATGTCACATTTCCTGGATGCTGTAAAGGCTGATATAATGACAGAATACGGAATACAGCTACCATTACCGACAGACCAATATTATTCGGCATTTGCAGCCGAGTACGAAAACAAATATTAATATGGCAATAATTAAAGATTACGAACCGGCAGAATTGAAATTCGTTCTTCCGGAAGCAGTTCGGGAACAATTTCCTCTGAAGCTGCAATTTGAGAAAGCAGAAAGTGAAAAGGACATTCTGAAGGCTGTTAATGAGCACTTCAATGCGTTGTTTCCTGAAAATGAGAGAACGCTTCGTTACATGGATGACGTGGAGAAATCGGACCTTCGTGGGAAATACTGCAAGTTGGTAGAGCAGGAGCTTCCTGAAGCTGAGAATGCTTTGTTGAACGCTAAGGAGGAAGCCAAACGTATCAAGACGGATGCAGAGGAAAGACTAAATTCACTGAGTAAGCAGATTAAGGACTATGCCGCCAAAGTTCAGGAAGGTACAGAGGAAAAGCAGCTGCCTGCTACCAAGACATTCCGTATAGCCTTGAATGGATATTTCCTGTATTATTCCATTCTCAACGGTGAGGTTGTACTTGCAAAAGCTGATAAAATTCCTTCCTATGACAAATCATCATTATGGGCACAAGAGGATAAAAACAGAGTTGCAATGATGGAACTGTTTGGCTTGGATTTTCCTGCTCCTGAAAAACCTTCAGATGAAGAGTTTGATAAGGAACACGACTTGATTCCTGATGATGAAAGTGATGTCATGGGAGAAGAAGAATTCAACGAAGCTGTAGGAGATGAGTAGATTACAGCATAAGCGTGGCCGCAAGTCCAATTATGTGCATTCTCTTAACAGTCCATATTGGGAAAAGGTTGCAAGGAATGTTAGGTTAAGAGATAATCATAAATGCAGGATATGCGGCTCGCGCTATCCTTTGGAAGTGCATCACAAACGATATAATGTCAATGGTGTTTCAATTGTTGGAAAGGAACTTGAGCATCTTGATTGCCTTGTTACATTGTGCGCTTCCTGTCACGAAAAAGTTCATAAAGGAATAATCAGTATATGAAATTTCAATTAAGAGATTATCAGCAGAATGCCAGTAACGCCGCAATAGCTCATTATCGGCTGAAAGGAGGTAAGAATTATCTTATGATATTGCCTACTGGTGCAGGGAAAAGCCTCATCATTGCTGACATCGCAGCAAGGCTCAATGAACCTTTACTGGTTTTTCAGCCTAATAAGGAAATTTTGGAACAGAACTTCGCAAAGTTGCAGACATACGGAATCATTGATGCTGGGTGCTATTCTGCTTCTGTTGGAAGAAAAGACATAAACAGGATAACATTCGCAACGATTGGTAGTGTATACAATCATATGTCTGATTTCAGGCATTTCAAATATGTGCTTATTGATGAATGTCACTTGGTAAATGCCAAGGAGGGTATGTATGCTGACTTCTTCGCTGATGTGGAAAGGCGTGTTATAGGTCTTACGGCTACTCCGTACAGATTGTGCAATACGATGAATGGAGCCATGCTGAAGTTTCTTACACGTACACGTCCGAGGGTTTTCAGTGACGTAATCTACTATTGTCAGGTCAGTGATTTGCTTGCCAGGGGATTTCTTACCAAGTTGAAATATTACGACTTGACAAAGATAGAGCTTGTGAATGTCAGTAGAAATTCTACCGGTGCTGACTTTGACGATAAGAGTCTTTCCGAAGAGTTTGAAAGGGTTGATCTTTATGGTTATCTAATCAGTATGGTAAGAAGGCTTCTGAGACCGAAAAGCGGAATACCAAGGCGTGGAATACTTGTATTCACAAGGTTTGTGAAGGAAGCTGAAATGCTGACGCATGAAATCCCTGATAGTGCAGTCGTAAGTGGAACAACTCCTAAAAAAGAACGTGAGAAAATATTATCCGACTTCAAGGCAGGTAAGATAAAAGTTGTTGCCAATTGTGGGGTACTTACTACCGGATTTGATTATCCTGAACTTGACACGATTGTTCTTTGCCGTCCTACAATGTCCTTGTCGCTCTATTATCAGATGATAGGACGTGTAATCAGACCATATCCAGGGAAAGAGGGATGGGTTATTGACCTGTGCGGTAACTTAAAGACATTCGGCAAAGTTGAAGAACTTAGAGTCGAGCAGCCAAAGAAAGGTGAGTGGATGATTAAGACAAACGGAAAACAATTAACCAATGTAATACTATAGCTTATGTATGTGATAAGAGGACAGATACCAAGTAAGAGTAACTGTTATAAGATAGTTAATGTCGGCGGTCATGCAAAGCTGGCCAAACAGAAGGTTCTTACTGAATATGAAAAGAATTTCTATATCCAGTGTCCGGAACGTGGTAGGATGGTCAAGGGATATTTCAAGCTTAAAGCAAAGATATATTATTCAAGTAACCGACCGGATCTGGACAATTCTCTTAAGATTCTTCTTGATTGCCTGCAGCAGACCAAGACGATTGATAATGACAGATATTGTGTTCAAATAGACATTCAGAAGTTCATCGACAAGAAGGAACCACGTATCGAATATGAGGTAACTCCGATTGAGTTCTGAATGTAACTTATCTTTGTAACGTATCAAAAACATTAATATGGGAAGAAATAAGAAGATTGGTCTTGATTATTTCCCTTTTGATATTGATTTTTTTCAAGATTTGAGAATTAGAAAACTAATCAAATACCAGGGTGGTAAGGCTGTTACAGTATATGCTCTCCTGCTATGTAATATCTACAAACAAGGGTATTACATGAGGTGGGATGAAGAGTTGCCTTTCTTTGTATCGGAACAAACGGGCTTTGAAGAGGCGTATATACGTGAGGTCATTAAATGCTGCTTGGTAATCGGGTTATTTTCTAAGGAATTGTATGATTCTGAAAAAATATTGACGTCAAAAGGAATACAAGAAAGGTACCAGAAGATATGCGATTTATGTAGAAGAAATAATGAAATTCACGAATATAACATCATTTCTTCCGAAGATATAGCTTTTTCTTCCGAAGAAATGATGATTTCTTCCTCAAAAAGTACACAAAGTAAAGTAAAGGAAAGGAAAGAAAAGAAAAGTAAAAAAAATAATAAAGAAATATCTCCTTCAGGAGATACAAAGAAAGACGAGCTTTCTTTGAATCCTCATCCGCAAATAGAGCATGTTGATTTTGTCAGATTGCAGGAATACTTCAATACTACTTTCAACGGTAAATTGTCAATGGTCGTGAACATGACCGAAGCAAGGCGCAAGGCTGTCAAGGCAAGAATAGCCCAGTACGACAAGGAAACTGTATTCACCGTATTGAAGAAGGTGGCTGCCAGTCCATTTCTTTTAGGGTGTAACGACAGAAACTGGAAGTGCGATTTTGACTGGATTTTCAAGGCTGGAAACTTCACTAAGATATTGGAGGGTAATTATGACGAAAAACGAAATAGCAATACTGCAAGCGGCAGAAAAGAATCAGTTAGCCGTCTTACAGACCTCGCCGAAGCAATACTTGCAGGCACTGAGACCTAAGAGTGTTGATGATGTCTTTGCCTCATCTGAACCGGCGTTAGGTATGATCGCCAAAGAACTTGGAGAAAACCAAGCACGTGCAGTTGTGGTCATTCTGATTTCAGAGATTGTAGATTTCTTCAATTCTTCTAACACGATGAACGACTCACAGGTTGCTACGACTACAGACCTTATCATTGAGGAATATCCGTACTTCAAGATTGACGATTTGAAGCTGTGTTTCCGAAACGCGATGAAAGGTCGCTATGGAGAGATATACAACAGGCTGGACGGCTCCGTAATTATGAACTGGCTGAAGCAGTACAATCAGGAACGATGTGCCAAAGCTGATATTGCATCCTACAATGAGTATAAAGAACATATCGGAGAAGAAAATACAGGTCTATTCTACGATGACTACCGTAATCAACTGAAAGAATTGGCTTCACAAGGCAATACAGACGCTCAGGAAGCACTTCGCAGGTCAAATGAAGTATTACACTTCATGAAGAAGAGAAGTCTGGAAAAACAAAAGAAACAGCTTGAGGAATATGAACAAAAACTTGCTGGCAAAAGAGTTTGAGATAAAATTCAACAAGAAAGGTATGCTAAGGAAGGAATACATCTGCGAAAAATTCGGATGGAAGCACGTGCATCTTACTGTTAATGGTCATTGCCTCGTCCGAGTCAAATATACAGACTTAGAAGTATTCGAAGAAACAGCAAAAAGGCATTTTTTCTCAATCATTAAAAGGCTGTAAAATGGTGAAGTTTCTGTTTGCTTAACTTGAATTATTAATTTAATTTTACTGATGTAAAATAATAAAAGTCAAATATTTATGATTGAAGTAATGAATATTCCGGTGACGCAGATATGTCCATCACCGAGAAATCCTCGTAAAACATTCGATGAGTCAGCAATAGAGGAACTGGCAAAAAACATAGAAAAACAGGGGCTTTTACAGCCGATTACTGTAAGATTGAAAAGTAAAGGCTATGAAGAGATTGATGAGGATACCGCAGAAGTTGTCATCATAGAGCCTCAGTATGAAATTGTATGCGGTGAGAGACGTTTCAGGGCGTATAAAAAGATAGGTTCAAGGCTTAATGGATATAATGAGATACCATGTATTATCCGTGACATGAGTGATGATGAAGCATTCGAAGCCATGATTACTGAGAACCTGCAACGTCAGGATGTAGATCCTGTAGAGGAAGCTCTTGCATTTTCCCTGCTTGCCGAAAACGGAAAGAGTGTTGATGATATCGCAGCGAAATTCGGGAAGTCTAATCGATTCGTCCTTGACAGAATCAAGTTGAACGCTCTTATACCTGAATTGAAGGAACTCATTAAGAGTGATGATCTTCCTCTGTCCGGAGCAATGATTCTTTCCAAGTTGAGCGAGAAGGACCAGAAAGGGTATTATAAAAATTACCATAAAGGTTCTTCTGTCAATGAAATTAAGAGATTTGTTGATAATAAATTCGGTATAATAACCTCATGTCAGTTCTTTAATGAAGACGGTTTCAGTTCTTCATATCCAAAATGTGCTGATTGTGTGAATAACACAGCTAATTACAGCTGTCTGTTTTATGAGATGAAGGGCAAGGAGCAGAAATGTACGAACCCTGAATGTCTAAGGAAGAAAGAGAGCGATTATATATTCTACAAGATAATGCAGCAAGCTGACATTCTGGTTAAAGACGGTGAAACATTGGATTTTGGCAAGTCAGTTGTCATATATTCTGCTCCAGAGCCATATTGGAATGACGAGTTGAAGAAAAAGAGCAATGAATTTCTCAAGAGGGTTAAGAATGCAGGTTTTGCTGTTGTTGATCCTCATGATGTATTCGATTCTGAATGTTTCTACAAGGAAAATGACGAAAGAATAACCAAAATGCTTTCGGAAAATAAGATATACAGATGCATATCGTTCAATAACGGATATGGTAAGCCATATTATTCAGTCAAGTTCTATTACGTTAAAAAACATACAGCAACGGGTACATGTGCGGCTGTAGATGTTAGAAGTGCCGAGATTGATAAAATCAAATCCCAGATGAAACGGAATAAGGAGACTGCTGTCGAAAATGCCGCCAAGACAATGAGGGAATGGGCGCAAAGCAAGAAGTCGTACCCGGCAAAATCCTCGGAACTTAGCTTGAATGAAAGGGTAGTGTTCGATGTTATGGTTCTTAGAGGATGTAGTAGTGAATATCTTGAAAGTATCGGAATAAAAAAGCATGATGTTAACGATAAAGGCTGGATTGAATACGTGAAGAACAACCAGTCAGAGAGAATGCACTGGTATCGTGAATTCATCCGTGAGAATCTTACAAGTAACGATGTGAATTTCTACGATTATATGAGGAGATGCCAGATCATGATATTCTCTGAGCAATACCCGGATGAATTTTCGAAAATGAACAAGAAAATCCTTGATTCATATTCGAAGAAGGAAACTTCTTTGAAAGGCAAATTGGATGAACTTGAGAAAGCCTGACAGCTTTCTCTTTACATAATATTGCTATGGAAAAAATAAATGCCCCTTAAAGTAATCCTATGTGATTATCAATGTAGTTCGATAACAATAACTTAGAATTATGATTACACTTAACAGACTTGCAAAAAGATGTTTTGATATAGCGTTAAAGCGAAAAAAAATGACAGAAACGACTTCTCCTAAAGCTGTTGTACTGTCCATATCCTCAGAATGGAGGGAACTGGCTGAAGCAGGTAAGGAGCGAAGCAATCATATCCCATCCTGGAGTGAGCGCGAGGAAGAAGCCGCAGATGTTATAATAGCTACGCTTACATACCTCGAAAAGATAGGGTGCAACGACATCGAACAGCTATTGAAGGATAAGGTGGAGTTTAATTCCTATCGTACAGACTAAGTGTGTTACCGGCTATCGTGTGTTGTTGATTTATTAATAGTTGGTATATGACAGATTTTGATTTTAAGACAATCCAGATTAGTCTGCTGGATTTCAATAAAGGTCAGCTTGATGGCCTTCCGAAAAATCCTCGGTTCTTCAGGGATTACCGTTATGATGCAATGAAGAAAAGTATCGAGGATAGTCCTGAGATGCTTAATCTTCGGGAACTTATCGTATTTCCGTTGGGAGAAAGATTCATAGTAGTGTGTGGAAATCTACGACTTAGGGCCTGCAAGGAACTCGGATACAAGGAGCTGCCTTGTAAGGTCCTGAGCCCTGATACTCCTGTGAAGAAGTTGCGTGAGTACGCGACTAAGGACAACGTATCATTCGGCGAGAACGATATGGATGTAATGATGAACGACTGGGATAAGTCTGAGCTTCAGGACTGGGGAATAGAGTTTGCTCCGGAGCCTGAAAAGGACGAATTCAAGGAGCGTTTCGAAGCCATAACGGATGAAACCGCCGTCTATCCATTAATTCCCAAGTATGATGAGAAATATGAGCTATTTATCATCATGTCTGCCAATGAGGTGGATAGCAACTGGCTGCGTGAGGCACTAGACATGCAGCACATGCAGAGTTACAAGACCGGGAAAGTTAGCAAGAGCAATGTTGTCGATATAAAGGATGTACGCCATGCAATTGAGAATCGTAATACCAAGTCATAAGAGACATGACAGGGTCTTTGCAAAAAAACTTGTGAACGATCCTATAATCTGCGTTGCAGAGAGTCAGGCGGACCTGTACCGCCAGTTCAATCCAGACTGTGAGATAGTCACCCATCCTGACGATGTTGTTGGTCTTATCCCCAAACGTAACTGGATGGCTAAGCATTTCAGGAACCTGTTCATGCTGGATGATGATGTTCACGCCTGCAAATCTATCTGTGTAGAGAAAGGCGAACCATCAAGGATTAAAGATAAGAACGAGATAACTCGTATCATATTCAACCTTGCCGAAATTGCTGAGATGCTGGATGTTCATCTGTTCGGTTTTACTGCACGCATATCTCCTGTCATGTATGATGAAACCGGCTTTCTGTCACTTTCTAAAATGATTACCGGATGCTCATACGGTGTGTTCTACAACAAGAATACATGGTGGAATGAGGAACTGAGGCTCAAGGAAGATTTTTGGATTTCCTGTTACATGAAGTACAAGGAAAGAAAGATACTTACTGATCTGAGGTACAATTTTGAGCAGAAATCCACTTTCGTAAATTCAGGAGGTCTTGCTGCATTCCGTAATCAGGCTGAGGAACAACGATCCATCATGTTAATCAAGAAACATTTCGGTGACAGTATCAACTTAAAAGGTTCAACCAATAACGGGAAAGATAAGACAAAACAGCTTGTTCAGTACAATATAACATGCAAGTTTAGGTACTGAAAAAAGGCGTAAAAATGGCGAAGTTTCTGTTTGCTAAACTTGTCATTCTGATTTAACTTTACTGATGTAAAACAATAAAAGTCAAGTTGTTATGATTATTAGAACCGTTAGAGGATATGATTTTTTTGAAGCATCTTCAGCAATGCAGAAAGCTGTAAGAAGGGCTGATACTGCCGTTGCCGGATACTTTGCTCTCGAGTTGTGGACCAGTGGTTATAAGGATTATGTGTGGAAGCGTCTATATACGATTTCTGCTGAAGATTGCTATGGATTGGTTACGTCTGAGATTGAATCCTTATGGCAGGGACATGAGCTTGTGAGTAAAGGAGGAACTGAGGATAAGGGAAGAATCTTTGTTAGCAAGGCAGTAATACTACTTTGTGAATGCCGAAAGTGCAGGGATGCCGACCACCTGCAGAACTTCATATATGACAGAAATCTGATAGATGTTGAGAGGTGGATTGAGGATGTCCGCAAAAGCCCGATAATGATTCCTCCGTATACTTTTGATGTACATACCCGAAAGGGCAAGAAAATGGGAAGAACAAAGGAACAGTTCTTCAGGGATGAGCTTGAAGCTTTGGAACCCAGAATTCCTGGACTGTTCGATAATCTTGTATAACCGGATGCCACGCATAGTCGTGGCATTCTTATTTTATAAAAGTCAAACTAAGAAAAATATTGAAGATATGAGTAACAAATGTGATGCCAAGATGCTTATCAAGAATCATCTTGATAAAAAAGCGAAAGAAGACGATGTCTTTGCAGAAAAGTATAATAATTGTGGGAAAACTATTGATGACTGCTTTAACTATATACTTTCTGAAGCAAGAAAGAAAGGTAGTAGCGTATGCATGACGGATGATGAGGTTTTTGGTCTTGCTGTACATTTTTTTGATGAACTTAAAATAAAAGTTCCTGATAATATCCCGGAGTGTAAAGTTTCTGTCGCTTCTGTATCTGAGGAAACATCTGCTAAAATGGAACAGGCTTCTAAGGCAGAGAGTATAATGGACTTACTTGATGAAATGTAACATGAAACCGAGAAATAAACGTGAAAGGCTGGTAGTTGAACTCAGCAGTAAGCTTCCAGCTATTACAGAGGCACAGATACAGTGGGGAAAGAAGCATTGCTTTCCGCAAAACGCTTACAAATGTAAGGACGAAATGTGGTGCAGTGAATGTGGAAGAATGTGGGTAGACACTACCGGACAGAAGGAAGGTTACATATACTGTCCTTATTGCGGAGAAAAATTGGAAGTGAAAGTAAGCCGTAAGACTAAGGATTATGCAGTAAGCTATCTGACAGTAGTTACCACATCAGGAGATTTTCAAGTGCTTCGCCACTTCTACACAGCCAGGTATGTGAGGAAGAACAATTGTGATACTCATTATTTCATTGATGAGGTATGCCAACAGTGGATAACTGCTGATAACAAAGAAACTGTTATAGCTAAAGCCATGAACATGGGGTCTAGAGGTTGGGTTCACACTACAGACATGAGTCTAAAGCAGAGCGGAAATATATATTATTCACATTCGTATGACATAGACGGTTATGTATATCCGAAAGTAAAATTGCTCCCTATACTTCGGAGGAACGGATTACGTACTTCGTTTCATGGTGTTACTCCTGGGATGTTGATACGTGCTTTGTTAGGTGAAAGCAAGTATGCGGAAATGCTACTGAAGACGAAACAGTATGGTATGCTTGAGTTATACATGTATCGTGGAGGTCTTTCCCATCCGTGGGCGGTCAATATATGCAATCGTAACGGATATATCATCAAGGACGGTTCGATGTATGACGATTATTTGCGTCTACTTGATTATTTCCATTTGGATACCCATAACGCTCACTATGTATGCCCGAAGAACCTGAAGAAAGCACATGATAAGCTACTTGAGAAGAAGAGAAAGATAGAGGCAAGGGAAAGGATGGAACGTGAAAGGATTGAACGCATGAAGAAAGAGAAGGAACTGAAACGAAACATTGCTGTTTTTTGGAAAAGGATACAGCCATTCCTCGGTCTACAGATAAAGGATGAGGGTATAGTTATCTGCCCTTTAGAAAGCGTTACCCAGTATTATCAAGAGTGGAAAACAATGCACCACTGTGTATATAACTGTGCCTATTATGCAAGAAAAGAAAGCCTTGTGTTATCCGCAAAGAAGAATGGAAAACGCTTGGAAACAATCGAGGTAAATCTGAATACATTCAAGATAGTGCAATCTCGTGGTGTATGTAACCAAGATAGTGATTACCATAAACAGATTATCAGGATAGTAGAAAAGAATATGTATGAGATTATGAGGAGGGCTGCATCATGAAAGAATGTATAGAGTGTGGTCGGATTCTTCCTGAAGGCAAATTCCGTGCATATGAAACTAAATCCGGCACCCATTACACCAGCAGGTGCCGGTTATGTGAGAGCAGACACACGTCTGAAAGAAGAAAGCAGGACAGACTTCATGGTCGGCTGGTCAGATACACCAATGATCAGCTGGTAGCTGAACTCCGGAAACGTGGAGTCTACATCATTTATGGTAAGGACTTTGATAAATTGATAACGATATGAGCATATTACCTATTCCAATAGCGAGTTGCAAGAGATTCGCTAAATGTGGAGAGCGTTCTTTGCATTGGTGTCGGGCATTTCGGGATAAGGAAAAGCATTGTCAGAATTGCACTCTTATCAAGAATCATGTTCGTCATAATGTTCGTGAGGAAAACGGAGTGACATTAAGACGATGTTCCGTTTGCGGAAAGTTTCTTCCTCTTAGGTGGTTTTACCCTAAGAAAATTATAAGAGGAAATAAGATCTATTATACGTATTCTTCTTATTGCAGGATATGTACCTCAAACAGATACAGAATGATGAAAATGGCGTAAAAATGGTGAAGATTATGTTTGTTTAACTTGTTGAAAATCACTAACTTTATAGTATAATAAAATAAAAGTCAAACCAAAACAAATTAACATTATGGACAGAGATGAACGTAACCGCGTTCGAGCAGAGAGATACCGTGACCTCTCTGAGAAATCAGCGGAAAAGGCAAGAAATGCCTATGAGAGAAGTTCAAAAATGAGTGAAGCAATCCCATTTGGGCAACCGGTACATGGTGCAGCAGACAGGCGATACCGTGAAAAAATATGGAACACCATGGGACAGTCTGTAAAACACACGGAAAAGTCAGAATATTGGGCTGAAAAAGCCTCAGCTGTGGAGAACAACACTTCCATTTACCTTGATGATGATAATGCAGTTGAGAAGCTGGCAAACAAGCTGAAGGAACTTGAAAGAGTTCAGGAACTGATGAAGTCTGCAAACAAGGTTATCCGTTCAAAGAAAATTACCGAATTAGAGAAGCATGACCGGCTTGTTGAACTTGGTTTAACCGAGAGTCAAGTCAGAAAACTGTTTGAACCTAACTGTTTTGGTGAAATTGGATTTGCATCATGCTCTATTACAAATAACGGAGCCAATATTCGAAGGGTTAAGCAACAGCTTGAAAAGGCAAAGATGCTGAAAAACATGCAGAGCAAAGAATATTACATCGGTGATGTAAAAGTGGTTGAGAATTATCCAGAGAACAGGATGCAACTTTTCTTCGATGGTAAACCTGATCAATCAGTTAGGGATGAATTGAAGAAAAACAGTTTCAGATGGTCCGGCTATAATGGATGTTGGCAGTCATATCTTAATTGCTCTTCCAGATTGTTTATCAAAAAAATGTCAGAAAAATATGGAGCATAAATTAGTAAAAGTGCCTTTTGACGTGGAATTGGCAAAGAAAATTACAAATAAAGAGTGTGAAGGCAAGATTATAACACGTAACGGTAGAAATGCGAGGATAGTTTGTTTTGATATGAAATCAGACAGCTGTATCGTTGCTATAATACAAGATGAATTTGATGAACATGTTTATTCTTACCCTAAAGATGGATGCATAATTCTCAATAAGCAAAGTGGTTCTGACCTCATACTTGAAATCCCCGAATACATGACTTTTAAAGATGGGGATATAATCAAGTTGTCAAATGATACATATACATGGCTATCTATAATTAAGGATATAGACTTAGTTGATGATGGTAAAGGAGGATTGTTGTATTTCACGAATGACTATGTATCAATTCTGATTAATGATGGCAATGGAAGTGTGGATATTGATACTTATTCTGATGCTGGATGCAATGTTGAAAAGGCTACAGAAGAAGAAAAGCAGAAACTCATGGCCTCTCTCAAGGAAAGTAAAGATCCGAAAGCTAAAGAGTACCTGAAACGCTTTTTCGGAATTGAATAAAAGCAAGAATATGAGTTTACTTTCAAACAAACAGTATTGGTTAGAAGTATTTGCGGTGAATGGAGTGCAGCAGAGTTCTCCCATAAGCGAGGTAGTCACTTTTGTGTATTTGGAGGTGTTGTATATCAAGAGTGCATTCCATATAATGAACATACTGCACATTTAATAGGAACAACAGAGAATTGGGAGGGATAAGATATGAAAGATAAATGTGATCCGATATTAGCTCGCAAGGCTGACCTTGAAAAAAATCCGAAAGGGACAGATATTAAAGTAGCTAAGCATAGAGAACGTGAGAAGCATGGTAAATATGTAGCTATCCCAGGTGACAAGTTACATACTCGAATCTTTGTAAGAAATGGTGATAATCCTGAAAAGAGAATAGCAGCGTATCTTGAGAGAATAAATACATTTAGATATAAGTGATTATGGGTAAACCACATAGTAACGGACTTGTAGAACTGGTAGATGAAAAGCCGAACATGGATAATAACAGTTGGAACTGCATGGACTTTTGGCTTTTCTCCGGCTATGATGAGGACAAATCGTGGGAAGCATCACACACCCGTTTTCTTGCTGCAAAGTTAGGGAATTGCCCTTATAAAAGTATATGTCCTCGTTATGCCAGAACGATGGCAAAGAGAGGTAAGCAACCAGTTCAATTAAAGTTATTCTGATATGGGAAAGCAGGAAAGTTTAAGTGATTATTATGAGATGGCTAAGTATGAAGCCAAGGCAGAAAGGGAATTGAAGGTAGAGTCTTGGTTTCATGTTACCATACAATATCATGATGATAATGGGAACTATGTAATTCTATATACGTATGATTTGCCAAGAGAAATGTATTTCAAATATGATTGGGTTATTCGTTGGAGGATTGCAAAGTTACAGTGCAAATATCCAAGATATTGTGTGTATTCAAGTATTTCCTTTTATGACAAACGCTCTGGAGAACTGATGTTTGACAGTTGTCTTAGGAAACTGATTTCCGCTAAGGCAAAGGTGTCGAAAGCTGAAAAAATGATGCGTGAATACATCGAGTACAACCGCCAAAATAATCTGTTCTTTAACGAGAATACGGACGAGGAGCTGGTTAAGTTCCGTGACAAGCTGGAGCGCAAGAAACTCGAGTGTGCAGAATGCGAAAAGAGGCTTGAACAGCTTGTAGAAAAACGGAGAAATAATCAATGAAAACAAAATTGTATTACCTGTTCCTGGCAGTGATGTATATCCTGCTGGGATAGGTGGAAAGGAGAAGGATATGTACGAAAGAATGATTTGCATGAATTGTAAAAACTACGAGAACGGGAAATGTACGGTAAAATACTATGTGCAGGAAACAAGTCCTTATCATGAGTGCGATGAGGTTATGCTTAGTGCAGACTTTGAGCCAGACGGTAAGCCTGTCATGTTTTACGAAGAAAGAAAGGAGGATTAATTATGAGCAGCAGAGAGATAATATTCAGAGGAAAATCAGAAGTCACAAATGAGTGGGTTTACGGCTCACTTGTAAAGGTTGGGAACGAAAGTCATATAGTCGGATTTGATGAAGTGGACTTAGACGGACATCATCTAAGCGATTGCAGTGATAGACCTGTTTTTACAAAGCAAGGAACCATCTGCCAGTTCACCGGACTTCAGGATAAGAATGAGAAAGAAATATATGAAGACGACATCGTGCAGATTACAACAACCCTTGATAAATATCTGTTCAAGGTAACTTGGAATGAAGAGTTAGGAGCATGGTGTTTGATGATGAAAGGTGATATTAAAGAAGGAACAAAACCTTTAGGGGAATGGCTAGGTGAATATTGGGATAAAATCGAAGTTATCGGAAACATTTACGACAATCCGGAATTAATGGAGGAATGGATATGAAACCAATATTAAACTACGAACAAGTAAAAGAACTAAAGGTAGATGAACCTCTGATAGAATGTTATGCCGGAGTAGTGAACTATTATAGATTCCTGTGTTTCCATCCGCGGAACACCAATTATGTAATTCTTCTGAATCACTGTGAAGAACCTGTACGTTTCTACTACCAGAATCTCATTGACAGATTCTATAAAGATTACTCACAACGGGATATTATAACATATCGGAAAGATTACTATGAAAGGAAGATAAATGAATTTAATCAAGCCCTTGCTGAGCTTGACGGTAAAAACAATTTGGAGGATTGACTATGAGCAAGAAAGAAGAACAGGCATACGATTATTCAAAGAGAGTAAGTCGTGATAATCTGATGACTAAAGATTTGGCAGAGTGTTCCTTCATGGTTGGCTGGGATGCCTGCTTAAAACATTTAGGTGAGATTCCATGGGATGAAGCCATGAATGAGATAGCAAATCATCTTGAAACCAATCGTTCGGAGAAATTGAATGATTACCAGAATGAATAGTTATGGAAGAAAATAGTGTAATAATTGAGCTTGATACTGTTCTTGAATACAGGGACGGTCAAGTGTACATAAAGAAGATGGTTACAAGTGAAATGCCTGTTACACTGACATTTGCTATCATCGAAGCATTGAATAAAACGATTGTTGAGTATTACAGAAAGTGATAATTATGAAGAAGGTTGAGACAAAAATTTCTACTACAGTTGAAGTGACTGTAGGTGGAGAATCTGTAAACGAAGTATTAAACAATATATCTTCAATATGTCATAAATCTATCGAATATTCCTCTTCAAAAGATGAGGGATGTAATACACTCTATGAGGATGGAGAAATCGAAGACTATAAGGTCGACATGGAGGATAGGGTTGCTACACTTGAATCTGCTCTTTATCAAATACTTGATTTATTAGAGGATAAGAAATGAAAGCAATATCCATCAAACAGCCGTGGGCAAGCCTAATTGCTCACGGTATCAAAGACATCGAGAACCGGACATGGAAGTGTCCTCAGAAATACTTAGGCCAGAGGGTACTGATTCATGCAAGCAAAGGTAAAGGAGATGGTTGGGTATTAAATGAAGAGCAAGGATTGAAACTTCAAATGCACCCCTCCAATCTTAGAAGTACATTCTATGACGATTTACCTTTTGGTGCCATCATCGGCAGTGTAGTTATATCCGACTGCGTACAGAACCATTCATCCGTCTGGGCAGAGAAAGGTTGCTGGAACTGGGTGCTGAAAGATGTGGTTCTGTTTGATAGGCCGATTATGAATGTGAAAGGGAAACTAAGTTTTTGGAATTATAATTTAGAGAAAGCAAAATGAGCTTACTTATAAACGAAACGTCGTTACAGCGAATAATCAGAAAAACCGGTCGTAAACCAATCCAGTGTAAATGCAAGTTATGTAAGCAGCAATGTCATACGCCTTGTTTGGGTACTCCGCAAGATGTTTTAAAGCTTATCGAAGCAGGATATAAAGACAGACTTGCTCCAACACAATGGTGTGCAGGTATGATTATGGGTGTCATTGATATGCCCGTACCGATGATACAGGCCAGACAAGAAGGAGACTGGTGTACATTCTACAAAGACGGTTTATGTGAATTGCATGATGCCGGATTGAAACCGACAGAAGGGAAGTTGTCGCACCATAGTATTCGAATTGATAATTTCAAAGCGAGTAAAAGCATTTCGTGGAACGTGGCAAAGGAATGGCTGAATGAAGAAAACGTTGAGTGCATCGTTAAAATATGCGAGGCATTTCAGTAAATAATGAAACATCAGTCTAAGTATGAATTTAAATTATTAACTGGCAAAAATTGAATTTATGAAAGCAAAGAAAAAACAGGTTGTAGGCCTGCTCATCAAGATGTGTGAGTTGGTTATGGTAACAGTTGTATTATCTTCACTGATAATCTTGGGAGGTTTTGATATACCATCTGATTGGATTTATCTACCGACTGCTGTAGTTTCATGTCTCATTTTATATGTGTTCTACTGGGAGCGTGGAACATATTATTTTGTTTCCTTCGTTGCTGATGGTGTTCCTGGCAGGGTATTCATGAAGTTTGATGAACGTGTATCTCTTGAGGTGATTGAGGATACCATATCTGAATTGTACTCAGGCAAGCATGTTCTTGTAACCAATTATAAGACAATCAGTCGTGAAGAATACTTGCTAAACGTAAAATCCTGATGGAACATTATCAGGCCAAGGGAGTAATATTGATGATTATGGTTGTCCTGTTCTTCTATTCCATCGGGAAGGTTGAGCAGGATACCACACTCCTGATAATAATAGTGATGTTACTTGGTAACATACTGAATATTTTATGTAAAATTCTAAACAAATTGTGATGATGAAAATTGTCGTAACTGGCAGTGAAGGCTTTATAGGCAAGGCCCTTCGCAAAAAATTGAGAGAACGTGGTGTTGAAGTTGTTGGGATTGACCGTATTTGCGGAACTGAAGCTTCCGGAATTGCATGCCTTCTTGCTGAAGGAGGCTTCAGTGCTGTAATACATCTTGCTGCTCAGACAAGTGTATTTAATGATAATCTTGAACAGATTCGCAAGGATAATATAGACACTTTCATTAGGGTTGCTGAATCATGTAACCGCTATGGAGTAAAGCTTGTGTATGCAAGTTCTTCTACTGCTAATCCTTGCAATACTACCAGCATGTATGGTATGTCAAAGCATTTTGACGAGCAGTATGCTGCTGTGTATTGCCCGAAAGCAACTGGTGTGAGATTGCATAATGTATACGGACCGGAACCGAGAAAAGGAACTCTTCTCTGGACACTTCTTAATTCGGAAAAGGTCATGTTGTATAATAAGGGCAATAATCTCCGGTGCTTCACTTATATTGATGATGCAGTAGAAGGACTTATTTCTGCCTGTAATTTTAACGCCAAGCTTGTCAATGTTGTAAATCCGCATCCTTGTACAGTCCTGCATTTTGCTGAAATTGTCAGAAAATACCACCATGTTGATATTCAGCTTATTGAAGAAAAAAGGAATTTTGACAATTATTGCCAAACTGTGAATGAACGCTTAAATTCTATACCTTTGAATTATATCTCGGTAGAAAAAGGTATAGCGATGGTTTTCAATGGGCAGAGGTAGAAAGATAAGGATTGATGACTGGGATAAACCCGCCGGCGGATGGAGGAAACACAAAAGGTTCTGCGACATGAAACCCAAAGTGAGAATCCACCGCAAGTGCGGGTTTTATTATATCTCCCTGTTTGCAAGTACGAAGGATGGAATCCCATTTGAGGAAATCAAGAATTCGGGTGAGTGTGCAGAAGCCATTTCAGGAGCTGCTACTGAACTGATACTTTCATTGGTACGGCCGGATGATGAGTGGTGCATAATCACTACACCAAAGCGCAGACATATTACAGAGTATCATTTCGCCACTGACGTTTGTCAAAAAATTGCCCAGGGGGTGAAAATAAAATTCTATGAATCCGCAATGCAGTGCCTCAACAGAACACGTATCAATCCTGAGTTTTATCTTCTCCGGCCCATTAAGGAACAGAGAATAATACTCTTTGATGATATCTGCACGACTGGAAGTACATTAACAGCAGCCTACGATTTGCTGAAAGACCGGAAACAGGTAATCTGCATCGTCGGTATAAATAATCATTAGCCTATGAATAACAGGAAATTGACTGAAAAACAGGAAAAGTTCTGCAATTATTACCTTGACTGTGACGGTAATGCAAGTGAAGCATACAGGATGGCCTATGACGCATCAAAGATGCAGCCAGAGACGATTTGGAGCAATGCCAGTAGGATGTTGGCTAGTAACAAGGTTGCAGCAAGGATAGACGAACTGAGGTCTGAACGTGCTGAAGCATCGAAAGTTAGCCGTGAAAAGGTTGAAAAGGTTCTTATGGATATTGTCATGATGGACCCGAACGATTTGTATCTCGTAGATCCTGTAACCGGTAAGATAAAGCTGAAATCTCCCCGTCAGATGCCTAAGAGTGTGAGAAATGCGATGAAGAAGATAAGCAACGACAAGGGTAAGGTAAGTTATGAGTTCAACGGTAAGGTAGAGGCAGCGAAGCTTCTGGCAAGCATGAATGGATGGAATGCGCCCCAGCAGATATCCCTTAGTGGTAAACAAGGTGAAAATATCAATGAAATACGTATTGGCTTTGATGATGAGACTGAATAAATTCTAAAAAATAGAACAATTATGTGAGAAAGATGTCGGGGTTTATACAAAAGACAATACGAAAAATCTAAAAAATAGAACAAAAATGGTGCGTTTATGCTTATAAATCACAAGAAACTCAATCCAAATGCCTTTTACCTGCTGAAATATCTGAATGATGCTACACTGCGATTCATTATCCTGTATGGTGGTTCATCGTCTAGTAAGTCTTTCAGCGTAGCACAGTGCGTGCTGATACAGACATTGCAGGACGGTGAGAATACTCTTGTGATGAGAAAGGTCGGAGCATCCATCAGCAAAACCATATATGAGGATTACAAGGTAGCGGCATCATTGTTAGGAATTACACAATACTTCAAGTTCAACCAGAATGTAATTCGTTGCCTGTATAACGGTGCGAAGATTGACTTCTCAGGTTTGGATGATCCGGAAAAGATTAAGGGTATCAGTAACTACAAAAGGGTACAGCTTGAGGAGTTGTCAGAGTTTGAGTATGCCGACTTGAAGCAGATACGTAAACGTCTGCGTGGTAAGAAGGGGCAGCAGATTATTGCCGACTTCAACCCTATCAGTGAAACGCACTGGATAAAGAAGGACTGGCTTGACAACGAGAAACTGCATGATGTTCCTATGGTTGTAGAAATTGGCGGCCGGATAATACCGGCAGAGCTGACAAAGGTGAAGTCTTTAAAGATGAACGAGGGGCGCTCAATAGTGAATCCTGTAACTAAGGAAATTGAGGAGTATCCTCCAAATATGGTAGTTATACAGACAACATACCTGAATAACTTCTGGGTTGTCGGTTCACCGGATGGAACGTATGGATATTACGATGAGCAGTGTGTGATGGACTTCGAGCATGACCGTATTCATGACCCGGACTACTACAACGTGTATGCACTTGGGGAATGGGGAGTAATCAAGACTGGTAACGAGTTCCTCGGCTCGTTCAATGTCGGCAAGAATAGCGGTGAGTATCATTATATCCCTGGATTACCTATACATCTTTCTGTCGACAGCAACGTGCTGCCGTACATATCTGTCAGCTATTGGCAGGCAGACCTTAGCAAAGGTAAGGATATGTACCAGATTGCCGAAACAACGGCAGACAGCCCGAACAATAGCGCAAGACGTGCTGCGAAACTGGTATCTAAGCGACTGCAGGAGTTAGGATATGACGATAAAATCTACCTTCATGGTGATGCCTCAGCAAAAGCAGCTAACACTATCGACGATGAGAAACGTTCATTCATGGACCTGTTTATTGAAACACTGAAAAAGGATAACTGGATTGTTGATGATAAGGTCGGTAACAGGAATCCGTCCGTATCAATGACCGGTGAGTTTGTCAATGCAGTATTTGAGGCATTATTGCCTGGACTCAGCATAAGCATAGACGATGGGTGCAGGGTATCAATCGAGGACTACCAGAGCGTTCAGAAGGATGCTAATGGCGCAATCTTAAAGACAAAGATAAAGGATAGCGTAACGAAGCAATCCTATGAGGAACACGGACACCTTACCGATACTTTGAGATATGTCGTACACGACATCATGTACGAGGAGTATTCCCAGTTCTCAAACCGTCGTAAACGCAACATGTATTCTGACAGAAGCGTGTTCGGATTCTTCAATCCTTCAGTCGAATATCAGTATTCACAGAAGATCGTGTACATCATGCCGAATGTTGGAGGAAAGTTCTATATGTGCCAGGTTGCCAGGTGTGGAGAAAAATGGCATGTTCTTGACCTTGTTATGAGAGAAACGGTATCACTCGAAGAAATGAAGTCTGTTATATGTTCACATGATGCAGGAACGTACATAGTGGAATCGTCACCTGCATATTTCCAGATGGCAAGGGAGCTGCGTAGTACACTTCCGGAAGTAAGGATTAAGAAGGAATATCAGGATATGGATAAGAGAATAGCTGCTACATCTGATTTCATCAAATCATATTTCCTTCTGTCTGAAACCGGCATGGAGAATGATGAGTATATGTCATTCATAACTGAAGTCCTTGACTACAATGAGGATAATATAAGTGGAGCCAGTGCTCTATTGAGCGGTATAGCGTATACATTGATAAAATCATATGTTAGTTAATATAAGAAATAAAAATATAGCAAAAATGTTATGTTTTTTATTTGGAATATTATAGCAAAAACGCTATCTTTGCAATGTCTTAATAAATAAACGGTCTTTTAAATTATGAAGTACAATCAGTTTTTTGCGGAATTGACCGCAGCAGGTTGTTACGTTCTCAGGCACGGGGCTAACCACGATATTTGGTACAGTCCCAAGACGGGAAACAAGTTTGCTTTGTCAAGGCACGGCAAACAGGAAGTACCTACCGGGATGGAACGTAAAGCAAGAAAGGTTCTTTTGGGGGAATAATCCCCCAACCTTTTTGCACTTCATGGTTGGAAGATGTTTTTTGTTGAGACAATTGGGGGCGGCATAATGCCGTACCCCTTTTACTAAAAAAGAGGAAGTATGAAAGTTACGGCAATTATGGAAAAGGCAAAGGACGGGCATTATTCTTGCTATGTGGAGGAAGATTTGCCCGGTTTCGGATTATCTGGCTTTGGTGATACTGCTGAAGCAGCAAAAGGGGATATGCTGGAAGCATATAAGGAAATAAAGGAAATACAGGCTGAGGAAGGTAAGGAAGTTCCGGAACTGGAATTTGTATATAAATATGATATGCAGTCTTTCTTTGATTATTTCTCTTTCCTGAACGTAACGAAAGTGGCAGAATTAGCTGGTATCAATCCGTCTTTGATGCGTCAATATACATCAGGAGTAACCAATGCCGGACAAAAACAGTATGACAAAATACGTGTAGCAGTGGAAAGAATTTCTAAGGAGCTTTCCACTGCTACATTCTAAGATAATGTACCGCCGTGAGGCGAGACCGTTTATTAAGACAATCAAGCCCTGTTCCGCATTTTGATGGAGCAGGGCTTTTTATTTTCTGTATTGACTGGAGTGGAATTTCATATACCTCATAAAATTAGGGTAACCCTGATATTATATGTATTTGTTTGGTATTTAGTTGTTTATAATCTGATTTGCTTGCTTTGTAAATTTCAAGATTTTTTAATTTCTAACATCGTATATACCCATAATTTATCTTTGTCATATAAGGATAAACTATGGGATATACAATTATAAAACAAGATACGCTTCCAGCTTGTACTGGGCTGAAAATGGCCAGTGAACCACAGACTGTATCAACACCAAAGGAGGGTGTAAAAGATAGTGGTTATATTGACCGTTGTGACGTGCATGAGTTATTCGTATCCCCACTGGTTTGCGGTCATAATTACATGGAACTGTTTCGTTCTGTTCCTGAGGTATTCTTTCCGATTGATTACATAGCTTCACGCATATCAGGTTCCGGATTCCAATTAAAGAAGGTAAAGGACGATAGTGTTGTATGGGAAAACAAGAGAATGAACCAGATTCTCACGAAACCCAACTGTCTGATGTCTTGGAACGAGCTGATATATTCCCATTTTGTGTACAAGCTGTGTACTGGAAATGCTTTCTTTCGTGCCGCAATGGGTGAAACATTCAAGAACCAGCCTAAATGGAAATGGTGCGATAATTTCTGGGAACTTCCTGCTGATTTCGTTAATGTAGAGCCTAACAGAAGTGTTAATAGTCCAATCTTCGGAATAGCATCTGAAGATGATATTATTCGTTGTTACCGGCTGAATTACGGATATGTGAGTACAATGGAAATTCCTTCATATCAGATATGGCATGACCGTGACGGATCACCTGAATATATGTCAATCAACGGGTTTCTGAAATCAAAGAGCAGGTTGGCCGCTCATCTGAAACCTATATCTAACCTTCTTGCTGTATATGAAGCGAGAAACGTGATTTATGTAAAACGTGGTGGTTTGGGTTTCCTTGTGTCCAATAAGAGGGATGAAGCTGGAACTGTCGCAATGACAAAAGAAGAAAAAGAAGAAATTCTTAATAGCCACTACGGAAAATTCGGACTTGACAATCGTAGACTTCCTTATGGTTTAAGTGACGTTCCTCTGTCATTTGTAAGAACAAACCTCTCTATCAGTGAGCTGCAACCATTTGAGGAAACATTGACTGACGCTATACAGATAGCTGGAGCGTACGGCATTCCTTCAGTACTTGTTCCTCGAAAGGACCAATCAACATTCAGCAATCAGGCTACAGCTGAAAAAGCTGTGTATACATCCACTATCATTCCAATGGCCAAGAAATTTTGTAAACAGCTTACTGCATTTCTTGGACTGGAAGAAGGAGGTTATTATCTTGATTGTGATTTCTCTGATGTGGACTGTCTGCAGCAAGGACTGAAGGAAGCCGAAGAAGTCAAGACGATGGTAAATACCAGATGCAAGGAGCAGTTCCTCAGCGGCCTCATCAGTATCAATGACTGGAGAGCGCAAATCAAGGAGAGCAGATTTGAAGATCCTCTGTTCGACAAGACATTGTTTGACATGACGGACGAGGAAAGAGATATAGTAAAACAAGTAATAAGTCTTAACACAAAAAGCGAAGTTGAAAATGGAAGAGAAAACCAAAAACCTTCAGTACAGAACGAAGGCAAATGATGTTGATGAGAAGGGTATTGTCACTGTTGCAGTGAACGGTATCGGTGTGAAAGACTCTCAGAATGATATTTCCATGCCCGGTTCGTTCAACAAGACGTTGAAAGAAAACATCGGTAGAATGAGATGGTTCCTTAATCACCGTACAGACCAGCTACTTGGCGTTCCTCTCAGTGGAGAAGAAAAGGAGGGTAATCTCGTTATGGTTGGTAAGATTAACCTCGAGAAGCAGATTGGACGTGATACGTTAGCTGACTATAAGCTGTATGCAGAGAATGGCAGAACACTGGAACACTCTATCGGGGTGAAAGCTATTAAACGTGATACTGTAGATCCTCAGAAAGTTCTTGAATGGAAAATGTTTGAGTATTCGACATTGACCAGTTGGGGAAGCAACCCTCAGACATTCCTTGTAAACTTGAAATCGGGTACGCAAGAACAGGTTAAGGATGCAGTGGACTTCATTAAAAAGGCTTTCCGACAGCATGGTTATTCTGACGAACGGTTAAAAGAATATGATATGCAGTTGGAGATTTTGTTGAAAGCGTTGAACGGGGGAAATATAGTAACCTGTCCAAGTTGTGGTTATCAATTTGATTATGATTCTGTGCCAGAACACACGTTCTCACAGCAAGTGCTTGAGATGGCTGCACAATACCAAAGGTGGATTACGGAAGATATTGTGCGGGAGGAGATTAATCGGTTATCTCCCGAGATACGAAATAATGTTGTCTCGATAATTGATGCTGTAAAGGCAGAGGGGAAAGGATTTAGTGAGAAAAGTTTACAGGATGTGATGGCATTTGTACGCTGTCCACATTGCTGGGCAAAAGTATATAGAACGAGTAGTCTTATTCAGAATCCGGAATCGGAAGATACGTCCAAGTCATCTGAGCCGTCATCAGACACTCAGGAGAAAAATGACATGGGTGCGCAGGTATCTGAAGAGGTCAAGACAAAAGCCGCCGAGGAAGGCACTTCTTTCTATGGAGAACTGAATAGAATGTTTAAAAAATAATCTTAAAGTATGGCATTAAAAAAATTTACGGTGTCTGACTTCAATGTGAAGTCTGATAGTCTGCCTGAAGAGCAGAGAGTGTTTATGAACAATGTCCTCGGTTTGATGTGCGATGTTGTGAATAAGGCAATGGAGGGTGCGATGACACCTGAAGATGTGGAAACCAAATTCAAAGGAATTGGTGATATGCTTAAAACCTACGATTCAGAGGTTTTCAAACAGCTTGTTAAAGATAATCAAGAACTTGTTTCTCAGGTTAAGACTCTTGGGGAATCTATTGAGAAGATGCAGCAAAAAGGACTGTCAATGGATGCAATCAACAAGTTTGACGAGAAATTGAATGAAATGTTTGAATCTGAAAAGTTCAAGGATTTCTGTTCCGGACACACCCGAAAATCCGGTGAGTTTACGGGATTCTCTCTCAAAGATACAGTATCGATGACAGACAACTATTCCGGAGATTTGTTGATTACACAGCAGCAGAACCGTGTTGTTACGCAGGTGGCACAGCAAAAGAAAGTTCATATGCGTGATGTCTTGAAAACGTTGCAGGGAGATCCTGCTTTTCCACAGTTGTCGTTTACACAGGTTTATGACTTTGACCGCAATGCAAGTTATACGACAGAAAATGGAAAGCTGCCTGAATCAAGCATAAAAGCAAAAGAAGAGTCAGCTTCAACAAAACGTCTTGGTACACATATTCGTGTGTCCAAGAGAATGTTGAAGAGTCGTGTGTATATTCGAAGCTTTATCTTGAATATGCTTCCTGAGGCTATATGGATGGCAGAAGATTGGAATATCCTTTTTGGGGATGGTAACGGCGAAAACCTTCTTGGAATAGCGAATCAAAAGGGAGTAAGTTCCGTTGAGAGTATTATTAAAGATGAGATAATTAAGGGAGATGCCGGAAGTGTTAAAAATGTTTCAGGTTATAACAGCAACAAAGATACAGTTGTCGAGTTTACTAACCCACAGAGTCTTATGCTTGACGGAATGTCAATTACCTTTTCTGGGGCAACGACGAATACTGCATTGAACGCATCACACAGTCTTATCAAAATAAATGACCGCAAGATTCTGTTGAAAGGCATAGCGTTTACTAGTACAGAAGAAGGACTGTCATCCATGACATTTACAGTCAACAATTCAGCATACAAGAGTGTTGAGCTGCCTAATTCCGAAGATGTAATCAAAACAGCATTCGCTGTGATGGCATTTGCTCAGTATTATCCGAACGCAATAGTTCTTAATCCTATTACAGTTAACTCGATTGAATCGGAGAAAGATACTACCGGACGTAATTTGGGAATTATTACCACTCGTGGAGGAATCAAGTATGTTGCTGGCCGTCCAATAATCGAATACACTGGTATCCCTGCAGGTAAGTATTTGCTTGGGGATTTCAACATGGCCTCTGCACTGGTTGATTATTCTTCCTTAACGCTTGAATGGGCAGAGGATGTGGAGACTAAGTTGTGTAATGAGGTTGTTTTGATTGCCCAGGAAGAAGTTATCTTCCCTGTGTACATGCCATGGGCATTTGCTTATGGTGATTTGGCTGCATTGAAAGAGGCTATTACTAAAGAATAGTGCTTATGGATGAGTATATCTTAAAAGGAGATCCGAAGCATCTGGAAAATGTAATCAGAGAACAGAGTATCCGTATTAAAAGAGGAGTAGTTTTTATTACTACTCCTTCAGAAAGTGGTTACATTACCCAAGTAGAATCGGAACAGAAGATTAATGAGAAGGAGAATGAGCTGAATGCTATTATCTCTGAAAAGGATGGTGAAATTGGACGTCTTAATACTACTATTGGAGAGAGGGATGCTAAGATTGCCGAGCAGACTCAGACTATCACTGAGAAAGATGAAAAAATAAGACAACTTGAAGAGCAGATTGCCGGATTACAGAAGCAATCTGAAGAAATGGCATTATGTCTTAATGCAGATCCTGGGGTAACGGACAATAAGGAAACAATACCTTATGATACCAAGGAAAGCGAGAGTACCGCTAAATCTAAAAAGAAATAATCATGCTGATAGATGCGTCATATTTTGTTTCAGGGAGTCGTCATATTCAGAATGCTTCAAATTCAAAGACAGCCGGTGCTGATTCTATGGCTGTAAACGGTCATATAGAAGCATATATCAAGGAGTTGCAGCCTGTTTTCCTTGAAGCCATGCTTGGTGAAAAGGAAGCAGGTTATGCAATGGATTACCTTGATATGTCTGATGATGAAAAGAATGAAGATACTGAACCGTCTAAGTATGAAATCGTATGCAACAAGCTGAAAGAGCCATTCGCTGATTACGTGCTGTTCCACATACTTCGTGATTCCTCATCGGAAGCTACGATAACTGGCAATGTCCGGCTGAAGTGTGCTAATGAGTACATTTCACCTGTTAATGCCCAGGTTATTGCATGGAATAGAATGGTTTCAGAAAATGTGAAGTTCATCAAGTGGGCGCGAGAGGGTAATTGCCCGATTGATCTTGTTACCCAGACCAACATGTTGAATAAGATTAATCAGTTCAATCTATGAAAGGTATCGTTGAAATTATTGGAGATGTAGTAAAGGAAATGAGTGGGAACCTTACCATAGTAATGCCTGCTGACATCGAGAATGACAGGTTCGAGGAAGTTAAGAATCCGGAACTTAACTACATATTCGGTTCAGCCCAGTATGTTAAGGACAAACTGGATGAATACAGCAAGGTCCCTTCAACTTTAGAGCGTAAGTTCCCGCTTATCGTCCTGTTCTGTCCGGTTACAGAAAAAAGAGATAGTCCTGATTACTATTCCAAGGTTTCACTGAATATCCTTATAGCATGTTCGTCAACAAAGTGCTGGAGTAATGAACGACGTCTATGCGCTTCATTCATCAATATTCTAAGGCCAATATATGACAGACTGATTGAGGTAATTAGAAATGATGTACGGTTTGATATTGAATATGACAATATTATTCCGCATGATTATTCCGAAAACTATTCTTATGGCAGATACGGAGCCTATACGGAATCCGGAGAGGAAGTGAGCGAGCCTATTGATGCCATCAATATTCGCTCTATGGAATTAATAATTAAAAATCAAAGTTGTAGATAAATGAAAACAAGAAGTTGTGAATCATCTCAGATGAATACTGGAGGATCTGCATGTAAGATTGATTGGGGCAAGGTTAAGGGAATCATTCTTGTTGAGCATGGAATTAAACTTCCTGAGGATCTGACTGCCGAGAAAATGGCAGAATTGTGTCATGCTGATCGTCCGAATAGAATATATCCTATATCTCCTGTGTGCGAATATGCCAAGGGTGGAGGTGAAGTACAGACAAGTGCTGTAGGATATGGTCCGAATCAGTATAACGGCCTTAATGCCCAGACAGATACCTTTACATTGCAGAGGTTTGATGAGATGCTGAATGCCCAGTTATTGAAATGTGCAGACAAGGAATGGGATGCATATTATTGGGACAGCAACATGATGCTGATTGGATATAACGACGGGACAGATGTACTTGCAGGAATCCCGATGTCTACGGTATATCCTGCTTCTACACCATTTTCTACAAGTAGTGCAAAGTCTACTATGACTGTTAATCTGTGTCATATGGATGCTGAAGACAGCCAGATGAACTTTGACTATTACAAATTAGACTTCAATCCGACAAATGCCGTTAAAGGTCTTACTGAAGTCATGCTTGTGGAAAAGGAAACTGGTAAGTACCAGATTGTAGAAAATATCGGAGGATATGACAGAACTCCTGACCTTGGCAGCGTAATAGCTGAAGCTGCATCTACTGTTATGGATGGTACCACGTCTGCATCCTATGAAAACGGAATGATAACCGTTGTTGCCGGTGAGGGAGAAATCGGATTGAAATCTCCTTCTGTGCTTTACGAAAACGATATCAAGTGGGTTGAGTGTGTTAAAGTTGTAAAGGCGTCTAAGGCATGAGAATTGATAATGTGACATTCGTCGATGAACAGGTCAAGAAATTGACCAAGGAAAAATTCATCGAAAAGCACCTTTCCGTAATATGGCAGGGAAAGAAGGAGTCAGACCGTAAGAAAGTCCTGTCTGATGTATATGATAAGATTTGCGGCAAGTCTGATAATCAAATTAAGGCTGCCGAGTAAGTTATTAACCTATATCAAGCCGGGCGAAAGTCCGGCTTTAATTTTAAATGTATGGCTGATTTTGAAAAACTGGAGAATGCGATACACAGAATCGCATCCGGATTCGAAAAGTCATGTATGGATTGCCTGCAGGAAAATAGGATAGAAGTTGCAGATCTTGTAAGGGAACAGCTCTATTCCGGTCTTGACGGTAATACCAACAGTCTTAGACCGGGATATTCTGATGATCCGTATTTTCATGAAACTACATCAGTATGGCATAACAATCCTGACGGGTATATAGCATGGAAGAAGAAGATAACTCCTCCGATAGCCAGCCCGAGGCTTAATCTCCCTCCAAGACCTGTTGATGTACCTAATCTGTATATCACCGGTCCATTCCATGAGAGTATCCGTGCTTCTGTTGCAGGTGACACTCTTACGATTGATACTGTAGGATTCGTAGACGGTCCGGACATAGTAAGGAAATATGGTAAGGACATTCTGATGCTGGGTAAAGATGCAAGGGAGTATGTTGTGCTTCAATTACTCGAGCCTTATTTGAAACGGTTTGTAAAAAAATGTGGGTATAAATGATGGGATGCGGTTGCGAGAATAAAAAAATCATGTCGGAATATGATCACGTTGCAATGCTGGCCAAGAAGGCTGCCATGCTGGACGGATGTGTGTACGTTGTATACAAGAAGAGTGACGGTACCTACTCTTTTGATAAGGAAGGTACAAAAGTGGATGGCGTTATTGTAGAATATAAACACTATTTGTAATGGGAGAATTTAAATTAAAGGACTTCGTTGACGAGGAATCATTGAAGAAGTTGCAGGAACTTGACAGCACTATCTCAGGTGTCAGACAGACTTACAAGGAAGCTGCCTCAGAACTTATCAAGGGACTTACAATTGATGTTCATGTTAAGGGAGATATCGACAAGTTACAGACTATATACAATACTCAAGCTAAGAACGTATCCTCTGCATCTGATAAATTGACTGAAGCATTCGTCCGGCAGGCAGAGATTGCAGAACAGTTGATGAAAAAAATCAAACAGAAGGCAGACGCTGAAAAGCTGAGTACCAAAGAGGTTAAGGAATTATCAAAGGCTTCTGCTGAAGCGTCCAAGGCAATGCAACAGGCTGCTAAGGCTGAGGAAGCCATGAACAAAGCTCAGAAAGCTGCGAACACTACCAGAAAGTCTGCTACCATGACCGAAGAGGAACGCATCCGTTTCATCAAGGAAGCGCTTGCTTTGTCTGACAAGGAGGTACATAGTATTGATGAAGCTAATGAAGCAAATAAGAGATTGCGTCAGGCCGTTAAAATGGTACGTGACACTGACGAAGATTACAAAAACACGTTAGGTAAGCTGAACTCTACAATCGGTGTAAATACTGACTATGTGAAGCGTAACAGTGACCGATATACTCAGCAGAAGATGACTATCGGTGGCTATAAGGAAGAAGTTAAAGCTGCTTGGATGGAGCTGAACAACCTTAACGACTCCATGGGAAGTTTTGGTATTATAGCCGGAAGCTTTGGAAACTCCCTTCAATCTCTTGGTAACGCAGGCAGCATGTTCGAAGGATTGTCCGGAATTGGCAAGATATTCCAGAATAAGTGGCTCCTTGGTCTTGGAACTGTCGGTGCTGCCGGTGCAGGAATAGGCTGGTGGGTAAACTATAATAAGGGGCTGACAGAGGCAACAAGGCTTACCCAGCAGTTCACGGAAAAATCTGGAGAAGACCTGAAGGCTTATCGTACGGAAGTGCAGGCGATTGCAGACTTCTATGGTAAGGATTTCAAGGAGGTATTGATTGGTGCCAATGCTGTGTCCAAGCAGTTTGGTATCTCCGCTGAAGAATCAATCAGGCTTATCAAGGACGGGTTCATTGCCGGGGCTGATGCAAATGGAGAGTTTCTGGATACCCTTAGGGAGTATCCTGCATACTTCAAGGAAGCCGGAATAAGTGCCGAAACATTCATTGCCATAACTGCTCAGGCCGCCAAATCAGGTATATATTCTGACAAGGGTGTGGATGTTATCAAGGAAGGTAACTTGCGTATTCGTGAAATGACTGCTGCTACTGCTGCTGCACTTGAAGGAATCGGCATATCCGCCGACAAGGTTCAGGAACAGTTGAGAACAGGTCAGAAAACCACGTTCGACATTATACAGATGGTATCGGAACGATTGAATGAGTTACCAGATAGTGCGTCTGTTGTCGGTACTGCATTGGCTGATATCTTCGGTGGACCTGGTGAGGATGCAGGACTCCAGTATATCCGAACTCTGAAAGACATCAAGACAAACCTTAGCGATGTAAAAGATGAAACTGGAGAATTAGGACAGGCACAGGAAGATATGATAGAAAGCCAGAAAAGACTGTCTACCGAATTATCTTTACTGTTTGATGCCACCGGTGGTGCATTCGAAAGTATGGCTGCAAGAGTTAAGGCCTCTATCGCATCCATGAATGCAGATTTGTTGTCCTTAGTACGTAAAGGAATAGAAAGTATAGAAGAGATTTCTAATAGGGAGGAAGAGCAGGCGAGAGCAGATGGCGCAAAATATGGAGAAGAGGAGGTCAGTAAGCAGTATGAGCGTATCAATATAGCTACTCAAAAATATATTAAGCAGGGTATTTCTGAAGAAAATGCTTTCAAGAAAGCGAAGGACGAAAGAATTGCCGTTATGAAGAAAGCCCTACAAGAGGAGGAGAAAAATCTTAAGGACGCTGTTGATCTTAACAAAAAATATTATGAAGAATATCAGAACGCAAGTTTTTGGAAACAAGGATTGGGTATTGACCGGACCAATAGTCAGATAAATGCGGATATTGAATCATCGTGGGAGGCTAGAATGGTTGCTCAAAGAGGCTATTCAAGTATGGAGAAGCAGCTTGAAATGGTTGAAAATTACCAGATGCCAGGTAATAATAATTCAAACATATCTGCCGAAACAACGGATGAAAAGACAGCCAGACTTGAAGCTGAAAAATCCTTGCAAGAATCACGTATTGCCTTGATGAAAGACGGTATCGAGAAAGAACTGGCTACAATCCGTAACGGATACCAGCAAAAGATTGATGCCGTAAAAGGAAATTCGTCTGCAGAAATTGCATTGAGGAAGTCCTTGCAGGAAGAGATGAACAATGCATTGACAAAGGCGTCTGAAGAATATGAGAAAAATCGTGCTGGCATTGATCTTCAAAACCGCCTTTCTTCTGTAGAGGAAGGTAGTAAGGAAGAAATGTCTATCCGCCTTGAAATTCTTGACAAACAGAAACAGGAAGAAATTAAGGCGGCGGAAAGTAACGGTGCTGACGTGAGCCTCATCGAGCAGAAGTATCTTGCTGAAAGACGTAAGATATATGAGGAATATGCAGCTGATTCGGCTGATGAGATTTCCAAGTCTGCTGCTGCCGAGCAGGTTGTAAGGAATGCACAATATAATTCTGACCTGAAAGAGTTGGAAAAGCTGCATGCCAAGAAACTTGTTTCGGATGAGGAATACGAGAAAAAGAAGGCTGATATAACCGAACGTTATTCATTAGAAACCGCTAAGGCTGCTGTTGAATCTATTGAAAAACAGCTTTCTGTTGAGAACATGAGTCAGGACGACTGGGAAAAACTTTCCGAACAGCTTCAGAAAGCAAAGGCTGATTTAGCGAATGCTGAAGCTGATGCTGAGATTGCTGCGATAAAACGTGTTCAGGATGAAGAGGAAAACTCATATAAGAAAAGGATGAAGAATGCCCAGCGTTGGATGGATGTTGCTGGTGAGGCAATCAGTAATATAGGCAATCTCATGTCTACTCTTTATGAAGGAGATATTGACAGGATTGAGAAAGAACAGGATGCCAACGAGGATGCATACAATGCGGATATCGAAAGAATTGAAGCTCTTGCTGAGAGTGGTGCAATATCTGAGGAAGAAGCCGAAGCCAGAAAGAGGGCTGCCGAGGATAAGACCTCAAAAAAGAATGAGGAACTGGAAAAGAGAAAAGTTGAATTGCAGCAGAAGCAGGCAAAGTGGGATAAGGCAGTACAGATTGCACAGACCGGTATCGCAACGGCACGTGGTATCATGGAGGCATGGCAACTTGGTCCTATCCTTGGTGCTATCATGGCTGGTGTGGTTGCTGCTATGGGTGCAGTTCAGGTAGCTACCATCGCTGCTACTCCGATTCCTGCATATAAGGAGGGAACCAAGAACGGTGCTCATATTGGTGGGCTTGCAATTGTCGGGGATGGAGGTAAACAAGAAGTTGTCGTCTATGGTGGAAAACCGTGGATTACACCAGATACTCCTACTTTAGTAGATTTGCCTCGCGGTGCTGAAGTATACCCGGATGTTGATATGTTCAACTGGAATGATGTTGGAGGAAATATAACTCCTATGGCCTCTTCCGGTAACGCTCCTGTAATAGTGAATAATGACTATTCTGAATTAAAGAAAGAAATGCATGGCATTAGAAGTGATATTGGTAAAATAATGAAGCAGCAGCACAGGGATTATAACAATATGCAGTATCAGATATATAAGAGTAATAGACTATGATTGAGAATATAAGTGAAATATCGTTGAAGAACTTTATCGAACTGTTGTGCGGTAATTATTCCGTATTGTTGCAAGGTGAGGAGCTTCCATCGTCAGATCTCAAGAAAAAGGCATCGGACCTTATATACGACTATAGGAAAATAGTTAATCCATCTGGTGTAGAATCTTATTTGATGGATAGGGAAGAAGAGGTCAAAATAAAATCACGTCTGCTTGCATTGAGAATGTGCAAAGCATTATTGTCACTTGGAGAGGTCGGATTTGTCCTTGTCGCCATGAAAGTTCTGGGTTATGGAAAGGTTACTACTGAAAAGGTTGAAAGTAAGATTGACAGGCATATAGCCGAGTGCCTATATATGCAAAATAAACATAATGACAGATTGAAGAATAATCAAAATTCCAAACCTCAGAATATACGTGAATCGTACGATGCTGAGATTGCATTTATAATGACATATTATAAGATGAATATTGATGTAAATGTTGTATCTGCAGGTATTTACGCCAATATGGTCCGGCAGGCAGAACGTGAAATCAAACATAGAATGATGAAGCGCTGAATAATGTTATTTGCCCTGTAATATCAATACAGGGCATTTTTTTGTGCCTTATCGAATTTTTGCAGCTTCCGTTAGTAAATGATTAAAATCACTAATCATTTATAATATGGGAAAGAGAAATTCTACATTTCTATTATCAGAAATAGAAAAAAAGTGTGACATTATTATTGATTTGCTTAATGATATTACAGCAAATCCAGACTTCCTTATCAGCCGTTTAAGAGATTGCACAGAAAGGCAAAAGAAATGTACTGAGAACAGACATGGAAAATTGTTAACCTTGAAAATTTCAGGCAACAATGGTGATGGGAATAAATGATATTGTTGCCGAAAACTACGGGTGGATATTGTCTCAGGCACGCAAGTATTGTACTAATCTGATGGATGCGGAAGATCTCGCAGGCGAGGTTGTTTACAAGATTCTTTCTAGTAAAGAAAGATATGATGCGGCCAAATCATTCAAAGCGTGGTGCAGTACAATTCTACTGAATACTTATATTACTATATACAACCACAATAATCTTGTCGGATTTGTTTCGGTAGATAAAGGACAATATGCGATATCGGGTTATAACACATCCAGTCAGGTATATGTCGATGAAGTGTATGCTGCATTGGACAGTTGCAGGAATAAATCATGTGCAATTGATTGTGTTCGAAAATATTCTGAAGGATACAGCTACGATGAGATAAGCAGAATGTATTCCATACCTGTAGGTACTGTCAGAAGTCGTATTTCATTTGCTCGAAATATTCTTCGTAAAGAGTTGGAAATCAGATAAATGGTGAAGTTTCTGTTTGCAAAACTTGATATTATGGGCTATCTTTATAGTATAATAAAAAACTATAAGTCAAACCAATATAAAATTGCAATATGGAAACAAAAACTAATTTTCGTGCAAGAGTGATGAAATATGCGCATCAGATTCGTATATCAGGCAAAAAAACATGGAGTGAATCCCTGAAAATGGCATGGCAGGTATATTTTCTTTATAAGAGAATGCGTAAAGGAATGGTACAGTTTATATATCGGAAGGTTGACGGTTCTATTAGAGTCGCAACCGGTACAATGATGAATTATAACTCTACCAGCAGTAAAAGAATAACCAAGCCATCCTATAAGACTTTTGCCTATTATGATGTTGACAAGGGAGATATGAGATGCTTCAAAATTGAAAATCTTTTATTGGTTCTGTAATGTAATATAATTGAGGAATTTTGCCGGATATTAATTTGTGTTCTGCAAAATTCCTCTCAATTCATTGATTATGTTGTGATTGTGTTGTTGGCTTCATTTCAAGATTTTTTGATTAAATCCGTTAATAAAGTCTTTTAGATATATTTGCCTAAAAGGGAAATAGGGTATGTTAGGCAGATATTATCTACAATTAGGAGCAGAAACTGTTACTGTTGGGAGTGACGGGTGTATTGATGTGTCTGATATGCTTGCCAACATAAAGGACATTAAGATGTCGTACAGCCGTGTTGACTTGGGAGGAGTTGTGCGAAAGTGTGGAAGCACTCTCGAATTGACTGGTGAGGCAAGGGAAAAAATCATCAGTCTGTACGAGCAGAATTATTTATCCTCTTTGGCTTCGTTCGCTGTATTTTCAATAGAAAACGACTGGACATTTACAAAAATATTCGAGTGCCCTCTTGATTTCTCGAGCTTCAAATACGACTCATACAGGGCAGAAATTGGTTGTCTTGATAGTTCTGCTGCTGCCGTTATCAAAGCCAACAAATCAACTAAGTATGACTATTCCGTAGAAGAGCTGTCTTCCAAGACATTGAAGTATGATGGTGTCAGCATACGTAATGAGGAAACACTTACTGTTACCGGCCAGCAGGGTGAAGGCAGCACATATCAAACCATAATGCTGGAAGAACTTGACTGGTGGCTTATTCCTCCTGTATATATCAGTTCCGAAAGTGAAAGTGAAAGCAACAGCTTTCTTGTACAGGACCAGAAAGAGGTTCATATAAAAGGGCAATGGGCAGATGTAAATGTTCCTGAAAATACTTGTACTTCCTCATGGTTCCTTGAATGTCTGTCTGATAACAGCCTCATCAATATAGAAATATCAGCCCGCACGTTCAGCGGATTCAGAAATTATTATACTTACTTGTACAAGATATCTTCTGATGGTAGCCTGATCCGGCTTGCAAGCGCATCAGATAATGCTACCGACAAGTGGGATTCCTTGAAATGGAGTGGAGTGCTTAAATCAGGTGAAAAGCTCCAGATTGCTATTCTTGATCCTCAGGGCTCACATAATCTGCAAGGCTATGAGATACGATTTGATTACATTAACGTAAGTCTTAGCTGGAACGACCGTGGGGAACCAGTTAATATCGATGTTGTGGAACCTGTAACATTCCTCCAGCGCCTGCTTGATTCAATGAACGGGAAGGAAGGACTGTATGCCGATATTAAGGATACCGTGAATGAAGCTGGAGTTGAAACTGATAATACAAGATTGAAACATTCCGTCCTTGTTGCTGCGGAAAGTATCCGCAACTTTCAGAGTGCTAAGATAACATCATCCTTCTCAGACTTCTGTGAGTGGATGGAATCTGTATTTGGCTATATCTATGTAATCGAGAACAGAGTTCTGTTCAGCGCTGAATATAATGACATAGAAAGTAATACTGTCGACTTTGGCGGTTTTGTCGATTACAAGAATATGGATGATGCCGAGGAAACTACGTTGTTGCCCTATTTCTCGAATACAGATGGTGTGTTCCTGAAGGCTACGGTTGTACCTGGAGTGCAGGAGCCAACATGGAGAGCATCATTTGACGCTAATGAGGATTATCAGACTGAGGATATGGCTTTTTACAAAGTTCGCACTGACAGATACTATTGCAACAAGGGGAATAATATCCTGTATACAGCAACCCTTGAAATGAAGGAAATAGACGATGGAATAAGACGCTGGTTTGCCAGTCTTAACGAATATATTCATGGTGAGGTTTCTGATAGCGATTATAGCGGAATACTTCAGTTTGGCGGTATAGTCAATCTTGTAAGCAAGGATTCAGGTGTATATAATGGAAGCGTGTCAACAGGCAACATAATATATGTCCGTCGGGACAGACGGTTTTATTATTTATCTGAAGGATTGTATTATAGTGCATTTGCCGGATATTCTACCTATAATAAGAACAATGCAGCCAGACCTGAGTATATATACCAGTATGGGCAGAAAAGCTATATTGTAATAGGGCAATCCCTTGTGGAATGTACTGTAAAAAGCAGTGGAAGCAGCAATAAGGTTCCATTCGTTGTTTTCAAGCATCGCAATGAAGTGTTCGGTAGAGGTAATGTAAAGATTATCAGGTCTATTTCCGAGCCTGAGTATTCGGTTGCTTCTGACAGAATATATTCGTCTGTTCAGATAGGGTACAGTAAGCAGGACTATGACTTGGGAAATAACGGAAAGGATGAATTCAATTTTTCCGTGAATTATACGACAGGAATCTTAATCTCAGACAAGCAGCTCTCTTTGATTTCTCCATATAGGGCTGATTGTTACGGATTCGAGGAGCTTGTCGGCAAGAGAGGTGAGGAAACAAGTAGTTCAGATTCTGACGAGCAAATATTCGCCGTCATGTGTCACCTTGAGGATTCTGTATATATTATTGACAGGGAAATCTCCGTTGAAGGCTCTTATTCCGATACTGTATTCAATGCCGGATATGCTCCAATTTACATGGTAGAGGCAAATAAAAGGTATCTTGCATCGCTGACTGGAGAACTGAAATTCGCCTCAACGACCGGAAACTCTGATATCTCGCTGGACGGTAAGAAGGTTACCGAGAATATAAAGCTGGATTCTCCATTGCTGGGTCCTGGAAGTCTTACCTTTCAGACAGACAACTATCTATTTCCTGAAGAGTGGAACGAAACTCTTGTTCAGATAGAGTGGGACGGAAAGATGTATACTGGCTGCCTGGGTAATCTTGATTACAGTACGGCCTGTGAGAATGCCTATGAATATGAACTGATAGAAACAGATTGAATATGTATATAGTTAGCCCATTTACCCCGCTGTTTTTTTCGCCGTCTTCTGATGTGTCAGGTTGCAAAAGCCGCTATACGCAGGTCTTTGCGCGGACTGACCAGATTCTTGTTGAGGTGATAGCGCGGTCTGAATTACGTACTATTACTGGTAAAATTGTATCTGTATGTGATAACACTGAAAAGAATATCGAGTGGAATGTGTGGTCGATGAACGACAGCTATCAGCTGTATTATTACGTCATTACAGGATTGGAAGATGGGTACTATATTGTTAATATCAATAACTCTCAGTCTGAGCTGTTCAGGGTTACGTCAGATGAGTCTGTGTTAAAGAACACTACTCTTATACAGTATTCCAGTAAGGACAATAAGGATCGTCAGGATGTAATCTTCTGGATATCGGAACAGCAGATGTTCTTCGACTGGCGTGTACATGGCGGGTTCAAGGACAGTAACTGGAGTTTCGGCGTAGAGAACGAGCAGTTCACCAACTCTGAGAATGATCTTACAGAGATATATTCTCGTGAATATACAATGAAAACGTTCACTCTTGGAGGGAGTATCGGGTGCCCGATATGGTACGGTGAGCATCTTAACAGAATACTTAGCTGTACCTATGTATACTTCAATGGCAAGAGATATATCCGGTCCGAATCTAATGTACCTGAGATAAATCAGGTTATCGAGAATGTAAGGAGTTATGTCTTTAACCAGATTCTAAGAGAGGTTCAATTCGTAGATTATACTGAATCAGAGAATATACTGAAGATAAGACGGGTTCAGAATAACAATATGCGACAATATGATAATAGATTATTGATACTATGATGATGCCGGATTTAGAAAAACAAGAAATAATTGACTCTGTCGTATCCCTCTTAAAGAAGGACAGCCTGACTATTGACCAACTTGCTAATACGGATGTCCTAGATTCAGAAGATATGATCGAGCTCAATAGAGGGAGAAAGGTGTCGCTTAATGCTCTCAGGGACTTTATTCGTGGGTATGGTATCTATCTTGAAATAATCGGTAAAAATGATGAGACTTTGCCTTCTGACAATAATGTATTCTCGGCCGTTCGTACTCTTTATGAAATATCGAAAAATACAGAGTATCTGAAAAAATTGTTTTTGAGAAAGGACCAGTCTGACGGCACTAACTTCTTATTGAAGTTCGGAGATTTCATCGACAGCATGATTGCCGGTAAGGGCGCGGGCATATTCCCCGACGGTCGTGGGCAGTTCTCAAGGCTGGAGGTACGTGATGCACTTGTTGTAATGCGGCTTATCATAAATGAGATTCAGGCGATGGCAGGTGATTTCTCTTTCAGCGATGCAGGATGTATCGAAAAGGTGGAAGACCTGGGAGACGACACTTACAAATTGTGGATGGAGAAGCGTACAGAATATGATGTGACAAATTTTACTGAAAACGATATAATGTATTCCATCATCAATAATCTGCTGACTGGAGGCACGGATTATTACACAAGCTGGTTCCGCTGTCTGACAAAGAACGTCAACGACAACACGCTAACGGTAGTGCTCTATCCTGATTCAGAAGTGCCTGGAGGGAAAAACTATCCTCCGGTGGCCGGATACAACGTCACTCGACGTGGTAACTCTGTATTGCCAGACGAAGGAGAAGTGAACGAGCGTGCGCAGAGCTGGCTGCTCTCCAGCCGAGAAGGGCGCATCATGTTCCTCGCCAATGTCTACAAGCCTATATTGGAAGATTACAACTACGCCATCAGTATCGGTAAATTCCCTAATATTAAAGCTTTGGATAATCTTCCGGTCACTACAGAAGACGTGGGTGTGATGGCCAAGACTATCGTCTGCGAACGGCTATATCAATATGATTATAACGGTGATGTCATATCTAACAAGGTGGACCGCGGCGAATGGTCGCTCACAGTGGCGCAGTCAGAGCAGCCTTATCGCTTTATTCAGCACGATAGACTTTATCCGGACGGACAGCACACGTTTACGGAACTGGAGCAGCACACCGTCTATCATTACGGATGCAAGTGGGGTTGCTTGGTAGACAAGACGGAAGATGAACCTGTATGGAACTCCCCTTCGTGGTCTTTACTCGAGGGCGACAAGAATTATCATCTTGACTTCGAAAGTTCGAATGGATGGCAGTTCTTCATTCAGCAGGTCAATACAGACATTACTGCAGTAGTAAGTTATGGTAACAGAAATATAACTAACGTTCTCATGGCTACAGATGGAGTGGAGGTAGAATGGCTTCGTGACACAGGAAACATACCATCAGATAACAGTTGGAAACCTACATACGTTGACGGTCAGAAGCATGTCATACATCTATCCGTAGCCGATATGGGTAGTGGTTGGGGAAGTGAGTATCGGAAGATAAGTTTCATCTGTAGGGTATTTATACCTGTAGGAGAAAATTTTGAGACAGTGGAAAACAAAATTAACATCAAAATATAGATTATGAAAGAAGTCTTTGTAAGGTATTCGATTCATGAATGTATTGGGAAAGTGGCTAATGGAACTTTATCCAGAGAAATGCATATTTCCGATATAATTGATATAGAAGAAGATAAAGTAGACGATTTGCAATACATTAAAGATAAGCTATCAGAAATGTATGGTTTTTTTACAAATCAGATATATATTAAATATATAAAATATGGGAATAGTAACTAAGCATAAAGATATATCGGTACATGTAGATCCTATATCGTTTACAGCCGATATTGAGGTTTTAAGTGGAAACATTGCTCAGACTTACAACAATGATAGTAAGGAATATGAGCCTGACCGAAGCGTTGTTCCGTGTATATTAATGCCTTATGTAGTCGTGTCTGACCCCGAAGGGCAAATGAACGGTAAACGTTCTATCACAGGTGTTGAATGGTATGAAGGTGCTCCTAAGAAAGATGGTAGTAATAGAATTACAAACGGAGATGATTATGTAATATCTGACACAGACACTCCTACATATTCTCTTAAGGTAAAAAAGAATGCAGAGCCGAATAAACCTTTACAAATTACTGCAATTTTTACAGTTACAGATACTCGTAAAAATACAGAGATTAAATTTGAAAGAAGTGTAAATCTTTATACAGCTTTATATGACATATCTAATTATGCTCTGTCTATTGACGCGCCTAAATCCTGGACGATTGATCCGTTGCGTGAAGTTGCTGACAGTAATGGCAAATGGTTGCATACTATTACTGCACAACTGACTAGCGGACTTCAAAAAATAGCGGATGAAAATGCAGCATATTGGTGGCAGATAAATGAAAATAATAGTGGTTGGAGAGATATTACACAAGATGAACTTGATATATATATATCAGGTAAAGATTCAGAAGGTAATTGGACTAAAGCCTTAACTTTTGATGCGAGATTTATAAGAAATACAGCTTTTCGATGCTTGTCTAGATTCTATAATGGCGAAAGACCTACATCTTCCGATTCGACTTTATCAGCTGTGTCAGTAATTAATGTACAGATGCCAAAATCTCTTAATGTTCAGATACGTCAGTTAAGCGGCAGCAAGATTAATGCAACAATGACAACTTCTGTAAAGTTTGAGTGCGTGATAACGGATAATAAACAGATTATTGGTACGGATAAGGATAAATTTTTTACTATTATTTGGAAAGCCCATTCAGGAAAGGCTGGAGTAACAGACAAAGAGATAGGAAGGGGTAGAACAATAACTTTTATTCCTTCATCTTTGGGCTTTGATAAGAATTACGGAATAAGCATATACGCAGAAGTTAAATTATATGCAGTCACTGCATTGGTGTTGAGAAACGGTAAATTAATGTTAAAGAATAACAAGGCTGTAACAGCCGCAAAATATGAATAGGTTATGGGATATTTATTAGTAACTCCCGATGTGTTAGACGCAAAGGGTATAAAGTATTACGAGCGAATACCCGATGGGCGTGGTATTGTGGATTTTACAATGATTAGAGTAATAGGTAGTGTGGAAAACGTGCAGATTGTTGGTTCAAAAAAAGAGCTTGACAAAATCATTTTAGAACAAAAAAGTTCAGGTTTATATGATACTCCAACTATCTTGCCAGAATTGGATAATGATACTCTTAAAATTAATTTAGAAAAGGAGGTATAATATGGCAGGGAATAAAGTAGAAGCAGGGTTTACCATTATCGGTTTAATGGATGGAACTACATTAAATGGTTTTTTACGTGTAGAAGGTAGTCCTTTGGTGCAGAGGTATAATAAAGGCACGAATGTTTTTGTTCCGGACTTTGAATCTGACGGATTCCCTGAAGCAAATCTGCCTGTTGCGGTTGTAATAATACGCGATACAGCAGATGGAGATGTTATGATACCAACGGCAGGAAGTATAGTATGGAAATACAATGGTGTTGAATTGGAATTTGGTGACGATGATTTATGTACAACCGATGGGCTTGAGGGCGTTTTCAAGAAAATTGACAGTCGTAGCACTATAATTAACGGACAGTCATATAATTTGCCGGCTCTACAAGTCCGTAAAAACCTTGTGCCGATATCGGGATATGATAATGATCGTTTATCAGTTAGCGGTGCAGTTGAAGTAAGTGGTAATTCGGTCGCTTTTTCTGAAATAAGCAAAGAAGTAATTATTCAGGAAACTACTGGAAACGCATATAGCATGTCTATCACAGATGATAAAGGCTTTTATCTTGTAACAGAAAATGATTCTCTTACAGCTAAATGTAATATTTATAAAGACGGAAATGAATTGTCTGACTATAATGGAATTACTTTTAAATGGGAGAAACTTCTTGGAAGTGGCAATGTTACTATGGGAACTTCACGTACTCAAGTGGTTGCAAACGCAGACGTTGATAACGTGCTTCTCTTGCGGTGCACTGCTACTATAAGTGGAGAAACAATATCTGAAACTGTTACTATTACTGACGTATCAGACCCTTATGAAGTCTATTTCGATATTACAGGAATTACAGGTAATGCAATTCGTGCAAATGAAACAGCGGTAATTGCACCTAAAGCTAGGAAACGCTCTGACATTAGTCAAGTCGCATCAGTGTCTTCCTGGTCTTGGAATATTAGAGATAATGCTGGAAACGCATTTACCTTGACAGGGAAAGAGTCTGCAACATTTAACGCTGCTACAGCTAGTATATCCTATGCAGACATTAAGCGTGCAGGTATGGGAATCAGTGGTAGTGTAAGCGCAACAATAGGATAAAGAATTATGATTGCATCAGGTAGTTTTTCTTTAATCGGAATGCAAGACACTATAGTATATGAATCTTGCTATAAAAGGACAGAACATAACGTGAAACCATCTACTCCTGTTTCAAAAGGAGAAGAAATACCTGAAGGATGGAGTGCTACAATGCTTGATGTATCAGCATCATTTCCTTATTTGTGGGAAAGTCAAAGGGCAAGAACAGAAATGTATTCGTCGAATGACATTTCTAATGCTGTTTTGGTGTATGCAGGTTATAGAATTAGCAATACGGGAAATAAAATTTCGGATGCGAATTACAAGTATAGCGATAATATAAAACTCTCTAAAGGTCAGGTTATAGAGGTAAATACAGCGGGAAGCTCTGTATCGGTTATTTCATTGTCTAATGGAAGTGCGACTTTTACACCTATTAAGACCTTGAACAATACTGTTCCACAAGTTTGTACTTACTTGGCGGATGAAGATTGCAATGTCGTAGTTTGTGTTAAGACTACTTCTGCATACAGTGTTAAGATATACACTGCAAGTTACGGTGCATGGTCTACACCGGTGCTTAAAAATAGTTGGGGGAAGCAAGGAGCAAAGATGAGAATGCGTACATGGTCATCAAATACGGAATATTTGTCCGGAGCAGATGGAGAGGAATTTTATGATGTAGTAATTTATCTTGAGAAACTCTATTTGTGTACTAAAACACATACCTCTAAGTCTGGTACAAATGACCCTGTGACATCTATAAATGGATATCTCGGCTTTTGGGAATCTGCTCAAGAATGGACTTTTATCGCAACAAAGTTACTATTAGCTGAGAAGATTAACGCAGAACAGATTAATGCAGATGGAATTAAAGCTAAAAATGTAGATATCGAAGGAAAGATTACTGCAACTTCTGGAATTCTTGGAGGATTTACAGTCACTCAATCAGCAATAGGCTCTACCGATGTTGGTGATAGTTTATTACTTATGAGAAATGGTATATCATTTAACAATAATAAAAAGACGGCTGGGATTGGTGATACCTTACCCGGATCTACAGGAATTGTATCCAAAGTTGCTGGTATATTTACGACAACTTTAGATAAATACGACTTACATTCAGAAGGTATTGGGACATTAATTGTACAATCTAAGGGAGGTGTATCACATACTGCGTTAAGTATAGTAACTGAAGGACGTGATAATGATACAGCGATTGATTTTCGTGGTAAAATTAACACTCATGGTAGTGAGTTAGGCGGATCTTTTGGTGATTACGGCCTGACTACAGCAGTTGGATTTCAGCATGTATGGGACCCCTCGGCTGGTAGATTTAGACTGGGAGATTTGTGTTTTGTAAATGGAATATTAACCGGTGTCAGATGGCACGATAATTAATAAAAATTTTAAATTAGGAAGATTATGGAAACAATAGATTTTAATGAAGTAATAAGAGATCCGGAAACTATATCAGTTGTGGGAGGACTATT